TGAAGCTATGACTGATGAAGCTATGACTGATGAAGCTATGACTGATGAATTATGGAAAAAATTTCAAAATGATTTTAATGCTATGACTGATGATGAAATTGACGAAGAAATATGTGAAATAAAAGAACATATTATTTGGTTTGAAGCAGTTTCTGCATGGATAAAAGCGGGGCGTCCGCGAAACAAAACTTGACCTCATTGACCCAAACAATTAGTGATTTTCTTAACATTCAAAGAAATGAAATCTGATTAAGTCTTATGAGTAATGTTCAGCTTCCACCGGGTGTCATGCAACCCCCTGAAAATATTAGAATAATTCCTTCTGCTGAAGGTATCCCTTATGGTGCTGGCCGTCCTATTCGTGTTGATCCATCACCTGCAACGTACAAAGCACGTGCTGAAATTTGTCGTGAACAAAAGCCCGGTGCAGGGCGTCCAACGATCTTTAAAGATGCTGATGAATTAGCACATGCTTGTGCAGAGTATTTCGAATGGGTGGATAACAACCCATGGAAAGAACAGAAAGTTCAATTCTCGAATAAGCTTGGTGCATGGGCAACAATTGATGTGAATAAAAAACGTCCTTACACGCAAGGTGGATTGTGCATTTATCTTGGCATTGCTGATCAAACTTGGATTGCTTGGCGCACTGTGGAACAATTTAAACATGTTGTTGCACAAGCTGAAAAGATTATTCGTGAAAACAAATTCAACGGTGCCGCTGCAGGATTCTTTAACCCAACGATCATGGCGCGTAGTCTTGGATTGGTCGATAAACAAGAAATCGCGGGCCCTAATGGTGGTCCACAAGAAGTAATCACCAGTGAAATGACGCCTGAAGAAGCCGCGGAACGGTACGCAAAGACACGTGAGATATGAAGCATAGATTACCGAACCCTAATGTTTTCAGGGGGTTGCCCTGTCTGCGATTCAGATTGAATAATAATTGGAGACACCAATGCCGTCGAATCTGAAGCAGTTGGCTATCTTAGGTGATGAATGATGGTTAAGCCAATGGTAGCATTTGGTGATATGAACCATGTCAGTTTCTTATGGAAACCCGGTTTCAGATCAAGATTAGGAACTTTACCGGAAATATTTGAAAATTTTAAAAGTGATTTTACCGCAGATTCCAACAAACTTTTCCCTGCTTTAATCATTGTTCGAACAACACCTTTGCGACGTGCTATCTTGCGTCACTATGCTAAGTTGGGTTACTGCACTATTGTCAATAATGCAGATGAAATCAGAAAAAGGCTACCAACATGACTCTTAGACAATTGATCGCCGCATTCTTCATTAATCTCAAGTATTGGGTAGCGTTTCGCCTACTTGCACGTGAAGAATGGGATAAAATTTCACCGCTTAACCCTGATGAAGCCGTTGAACAATTGACAGATGATCAAATCAGTCGTCTTGAAGCTTTGGCTGAAGAATTTGCAGAATAAAAAATACTGTAAGAACCCTACGTGCAACAATAGAATTCATCGTAGGGTTCTTACCAACCCATCAGGTAACGAAGTTCTTGAAAAACCTAGTTCATGGCACCGACGCAAATACTGCAGCAGGAAGTGTTACGACAACCATATGAGCGTAGAACCACGTGGACCTATAGGGAAAACGAAAGACTTTCCTGATAAGGAGTGCTTCGTTTGTGGCGCAAAATTTAATCGTCGTGAAGGTCAGACTGCATCAAATTTTCATAAACGTAAAACATGCTCCGATCGTTGTCATAACGTGTTGAATAAGTTTAGAAAACTTGATGCACATCGTGAAATTCAGAAGAAGCTTGAACGTTTAGTTCACCTTGAAAAGCTTGTGAAGCATCATGGGTTGAAATAAATGTTGTTAAATGTCGTTTAGCTTGATATCAGCGATACATGAACGATGAAGAATTCACTGCTGAATTTATTCGTCAAGGTTTTCCTTTACGATTAGCAGAACCAGCACCCGCAGGTTTTATTGTCAGACTTCATCGTGAAGGGATACCTATTAAACTAGGTGGACCAGAACATGCTTTGATTGAACGTCAATTCCGTTTTCGGAAATACAAAGGGGATCACTGATGACAACCGCACAACTACCACCCGGAATTCAACCTGCCGTCATGCATACAGGACATTTTGAACAAGCCGTTCAAGGTTCTTCGTATCGGGTAACAGCTGACGAACTTAGACAATTCATTGAACGTTGGGAACGTCTTGAAGCTGAAAAGAATGATCTTGCAGAACAACAGAAAGAAGTCATGGCTGAAGCGAAGGGACGCGGCTATGACACCAAGGTTATTCGTCTTGTGATCGCACAAAGAAAGCGTGATAAAGATGATATCGCTGAAGAAGAAGCGGTTCTTGAAATGTACAAAGAAGCGATGGGGATGTAAGATGATTGTTGGATGGGTCTTAATTTTTATGGTGATTTTTTATTCTGTTGTAGGATATCGCCTGTATCTTATTTCAGAAGAAACACCTGCTGAAGTCATGATGGATATTGTCACGATTTATGCTTTGTTGGGACTTATTTTTGCGATGGTCATTGTTCGTTTTTATGGTACGAAGAAATGACTACTGGTGACGTGATCATAATTTTCATTCTGATTTACATGATATGTTCAAGGTAGTTGACAGACAAATAATTTACTGACAAAGTGGTTCGTGTTGAGAGTGCGAAAATTTTCATACAATTCTTCCCTAAACTTCTAACACCGGGTGTTCATTCACCCGGTGTTTTTTGTTTGACATGTACTGAACGTTGTGGGACAGTTTATAAGTATTCGCAGGACACGCTACGCGTTCAAGGAATGACACGGTGACTTTTAAGTTCTGCCAATCCGTGCAACCTACCCTCACTCTGTATCCCGTGCAACCTACCTTCCCTGCAGAGTGAGGGTAGATTTCTATTTGACAACACATGTTCGATCGTTAGTCTGAAATCACTTGTCGGTGATCCGATTAACTGAAAGGACTGAATGTGCTAAAACTTTATCTGTTCATTGTGTCTTCTTTGCTTGTTGTCACCAGCCTGACCCTTGCCGTTGCGTTTCATGTTTCGACATTCTTTGTAAAAGTGAATCCGATGGCACTTGTTACGCCCAATCACATGACTGTGTTCATGTTCTTGGTGTCGTTTGTCGGTACGGCACTTTTCTTCAAGCAAAAGATCATTTCGTTTCTCGAAAGTGTGTATCACACACCTTGAACGTTACGCCAACCGCGCAATTTAACACATATTTAAGCACTACTCAAGATTATGACCTATGGTAAATCACTATGGGTCTTTTCATTTGTCATTCACTCATTTAGGTGTATTTGAACGTTTAAGTTGAATTCATATGCAGGTAGTATATCTGAATGACCAATGAACATAAAAATGACGCTGCTGATAAAGCTATTGCCAAATTGAATGAAATGTTGGACAGTGATCAAATCACTATCTTTACAGCTGATGAAGCAGATGCTTTGAAAGAGGTTGCTAAAGCATGGCGTTCCGCACAGGGTTTCGTTTACATAGCAAGTCTAGCGGGGGCCACCCTAAAGTGGTGCGTTGCGATCGGTCTAGCATGGGCCGCGTTCAAAACGGGCCTGTTTGGGTTTTTCACGGCAAACACCAATCCATGATTCAACGTCACCTGATATCCGCGGTCACGGCGTTAGGTTTAGTCTCATTAGCAATTCATCTTTGGACCATTCTTACCCCTGTCGTTATCTTCATGAAAGCCTCTGATTGGCTTGATGAAGGACCATCTATTTCAGCAAAAATTCGCGGTTACAAAATCAATAATTGTACCGTGGTCGAAAGATCGTTTGTCGGTTGGCAAAGAACAGAACGTGGATGGGACGAAACACCTTTAATTTTTATTGACGATTTGACACCAGACAGCACCCGTCCTGCTGAATGGCAACGTCAATCGTTTGGGCGTTGGTCATGGGGTGTATCGGATAAATCAAACTCTGTCAGAGTGACAATGCAACATGATTGCAACGGGGATTTGCGTACAACGGTTATAGGTCCATTCAGTTACAGCCAATGAAGAATAAGCATGAAATTGCTAAAGGTCTTTGGGCTGAATATCTTCGTGTTGAAGAATGGGCGGTTACTGATGATGAAATTCATTCAGCACGCGTAGCTATTCGGTGTGTAGCGACACGTTTAGATTGTTATAATGAATTTGTAGCGTGTGGTAAACCAAAAACACTTCGTAGTTTAGGTGCAGTGATTGGTTCAAAGGTTCGTTTTATTGATGATCCTGAAGGAACAACACGCACTGTTCAGAGTGATCAGCAGCTTGATTACCCACATATGTTACCTTGGATTCTGGTTCAAAAATGACTGATCAATCACCGTGGCCGCCAAATTACGTTCCTACGTTTATGTGGCGTCAACAAGAACTGATCAAACTTCGCAAAGATAAAGACCTTCTTTTCGGTGCGAAAGAATATTACAAAACACGTCCCATTGAATTCATTACCGATTGGGTTGACACTTACGATCCGCGGAACGCTGGTAAATCGGGAATGCTTACCCGTATGCCGTTTTTGCTTTTCCCACGTCAGAAAGAAATGATCCGATTCCTTCAGGCTATCCTTGAAGGCGAAGAAGACGGATTGATAGAGAAGTGCCGGGACGCGGGTGCAACGTGGCTGTGTGTGGCGTTCAGTGTGTGGCTGTGGCTGTTTTGGCCGTCTGTTGCTGTAGGATGGGGTTCACGCAAGCAAGAATACGTTGATAAGCTTGGCGTGATTGATTCAATCTTTGAAAAAATACGGCAAGTTATTAAAGGTTTACCAGCTGAATTTTTACCTGTGGGTTTTAACGAAAAAGACCACATGTTGTTTATGCGGATTATCAATCCTGAAACGGGTTCAACGATCACGGGTGAAGCTGGTGACAATATCGGTCGTGGTGGTCGTACAAGAATTTTCTTTGTTGATGAAGCAGCCCATATTGAACGCGCTGAACTGGTTGAAGCATCCCTTGGTGATAACACCCGTTGTCGTGTCGATATTTCGTCAGTGAACGGTGTAGGGAACGTCTTTCACAGGAAACGTGAAGCAGGTGTTGAATGGTCAGGTGGTGCTGCAATTCCTGACAAGACAAACGTGTTTATTTTCGATTGGCGTCACCATCCGGCAAAAACTGAAGAATGGCATTCCAAGCGCAAAAAGAAATTTGAAGATCAGGGATTAGGACACGTATTCGCGCAAGAAGTTGACCGTGATTATTCGTCATCTGTTGAAGGTATCATAATTAAACCTGAATGGGTTGATGCTGCAATTGATGCACATAAGAAATTAGGTATTCAACCAACCGGACGGCGAATTTCAGGACTTGATGTTGCTGATGAAGGTCTTGACCGTGATGCGTTGGTTTCCCGTAAAGGAATACTGATTGATTTTGCACAATCATTTAAATTTGCTGATCCGGGTGCATTAACAAGACATGCTGTTTCACTTTCACCAACGAATGAATTAGTGGAAATCTTTTATGATTGTATTGGTGTTGGTGCGGGCGTTAAATCTGAAGTTAATCGTTTAAAAGCTGAAAACTTAATTTCAGATAAATTGTCATTTCATAAATGGGACGCTTCAAGTTCTGTATTATTTCCTGATGAAAACATTATTGAAGGTGATGAAGAAAGCCCATTAAATAAAGATCATTATCAGAACTTAAAAGCGCAAGCATGGACTGAAGTTGGTCGCCGTTTCTTTTGGACGTGGCAAGCTGTCACCCAAGGTATCAGAATTGATCCTGACTTGATTATTGCAATCGATTCCGAAATGGAAAACTTGCATACTCTGAAGCGTGAATTAAGTCAGGCAACATCAAAGCTTTCAACGGCAACTATGAAGGTTGTGGTGAATAAATCACCTGATGGAACTAAGTCACCGAACGTTGCTGACGCCGCGGTGATGTCACTGTTTACAACCAAGACCGATACTTACACTATTGCGCTTTAAAACTGTTTGAACTATTCGTCTTCTAACGCGTTTTACAGAACTGGTTCTATGATATGACCACAGTAACATTACCACCCGGCATGGTCGTAAAATTGCCTACTGTGACTGATGGTCTTGTTAATCTCACATCTGGAATGGGTACGTCACGTGACAAGGCTGCGCAAGCAACTTACTTACGTGCTGAATTCGATTCAGAGAAAGTTCTAAACGCTTATTCTAATTCATCATTTGTTCAGCGTGCCGTTGATATGCCGTCTGAAGACGCGGTTCGTCAGTGGCGTGATTGGCAGGCTGAATCAACTGACATTATGCTTATTGAAGAAGAAGAAAAGCGTTTGAATTTGAAGATGAAGGTGCTTGAAGCACTTCGCCTTTCGCGTCTTGTTGGTGGTGCTGCAATCCTAATTGGTAATGGCGATAAAGACCCGTCTGAACCGATCGATTGGGAAAACATGCAGATTGGTGGCATCAAATATCTTACCGTCTTGTCACGGGATGATATCACAGCTGGTATTGTTGAAGACGATGTAATGTCTGATGGGTATGGTAAACCCAAGCATTGGTATTTCACGACTGCTACAGGTGAAATGCGTCATGTTCACCCGTCACGCCTTGCATTCTTTTATGGCGTTCCACCACTTGTCACGACTTCCCGTAACAATAATGATGGATGGGGTTACAGCGACATTGCGGGTAAGCTTGATCGTATCATTGCAGTTGAAGAAGCAGCCGCTAACGTTTCGTCTTTGATTTATGAAGCCAAGGTTGACGTTTTCAAGATTCCTAAATTGATGAAGAATCTTTCAGAACGTGGAATTAAATATGAAACTGAAGTTTTAAGCCGTCTTTCATTGGCGGCATTGGGTAAAAGCAATACCGGTGCATTGGTAATGGATGGTGATGAAGAATACGAACAAAAGACTTTAACGTTCGCTGGTCTTCATGATGTTCTTGATAGGCTTATGCAATTGGCATCCGGTGCAACTGGAATCCCTGTCACTTTATTTTTCGGTATTTCACCGGGTGGATTGAATGCCACAGGTGATGCAGACATTCGCAATTATTACGATCGTGTGAAGGTCTATCAAGAAACCCGTATGACACCGGGAATGCGCGTACTTGATGAATGTTTAATTAGGTCTGCAATTGGTGATCGTCCTGCTGATCTTCATTATGAATGGGCTTCCTTGTGGCAATCCAGTGATGAAGAAAAAATAAAGAACGGTAAAGTGCTTGCTGAAACGTTTAAAATCTTGGCAAATATGGGAACATATGAACCAGAAATTATTGGTCAGGCTTTAGCTAATGCATTAACTGAAAATGGTTCTGCACCGGGTCTAGAAGATTTGCTTGCAGAATACGATGATGAAGGTGTAGAAGATGACTAATATGAATGTACGTGATAACATTTCCTTTGATGCATCTGGTTTAACAGTCACGGCTGATGGCTTTTTAATTGGTGATGCAAAAGTTTCTCGTGCTGGTAACATTCAAACATACCTTGGACTTGAATTAGGTCTTTTAGGTGATGATTCAGCAAATACATTTAGTGTTTATCGTGATCCTGATGTGATCTTTGATGAACAAAGCATGATGTCACTTGCAGGGCGTCCGGTCACTCGCAATCATCCAAATAAACCTGTTACCGCGGATAATTACAAAGAATTGTCTGTTGGTCAGATGGGGGGCATCATTAAGCGTGATGGTGAACATGTTGTTGCACCTATGGCTATTATGGATGCAACAGCAGTGAAAGAAGTTATGGATGGTGCACGATCGCTATCCGCTGGATACACTGTCGAAATTACGAAAGAAGACGGTATTACACCTGATGGTCAGCCTTATCAATTCCGTCAATCAGGTAATTTACGTTTTAATCACGTGGCATATTTGCCAGATAACAACCCACGTGCAGGGAATACCCGTTTTGGTGATCAAGAAACGGGTTGTATATGGGGCCGTGCGCCCTTAACCATCGACCAAACAAGCGAGACGAAAGGTAAACAAATGTCTGATGCGCTTAAAGTGATGGTGTTGGGTGATGCAGTGGCACATGTCTCTGCAACTGACGCCGCTATTGTCGAAAAGTTCAAGGCTGATACAGCTAAGACGATTTCCGACATGGAAGAAGAATTCAAGAAAAAATCCGATGACAAGGATAAAGAACTTGCGGAAAAAGATGGTGAAATCAAGAAGCTTAAGGATGCTGCTTTGTCCGATGAAGCACTTGATAAGCGCATTGAAGATCGTGCCAATCTGATCGCAACCGCAAAAGCAATTGTTTCCGATGTGGAAGTTAAAGGTCTTTCGGATGCGGAAATTCGGAAAGCTGTTGTTACCAAGAAGCTTGGTGATGATGCTGTAAAAGATCGCAGTGAAGCGTTCATTGATGCACGTTTTGAAATTCTTGCTGAAGACGTGGATACCGACCCGTTGAAGCAGGTTCTGTCCGATCGTCAAACCCAACCGAAAGCTACAGCCGATGCTTGGGCTTTCCTTGATGAAGAAGGTGCGAAGTAATGACCACTCTTACTGAAGGTTCGCGAAAAGCTGAATTTATCGTTTCTGAAGCGAATGATTGGCGGTCGCGTGATGAAGTTGTTACACTAACTGTTCCGGCAACTGGTGTAGCTTCAGGTACAATCGTTGCAATTTCCGCTGCTGGTGTTGCGACCGTTGAACCTGCGGCTGGTGAAGAAGCGGGAATCGTGTTTGCACCTTTCCCTGCTGATCAAGCCGGTGACTATCCCGCAACCGTCATTCGTCGTGATGCTGAAGTAAAAGCATCTGAATTGACGTATCTCAGCACTGCAGATGCAGTTGCTATCGAAGCCACTAACGCCGTGTTGGCGGGCCTTGGCATCATCGTCCGCTAAAAGGAGTTTCCAAAAATGGCAACCATGGACATCTTCAACAATTCGGCATTCAGCACTACTTCGCTGACCGGGATGGTTGAAAAAATCCCTTTTGTTCCGAATCTTTTAGGTTCGCTGAACATCTTCGATCCTGAACCGGTTCGGACACGCAACGTCTTTGTTGATCGCATTGAAGGTGGTCTGACATTGATTCCAACATCTGCTGATGGCGCACCGCCTGAAGTTCTTGATGGTGAAGATCGTGACGCTGTTTCGCTGCGCACCACGCGTTTGACGAAACGGTTCACTCTGATGGCATCTGAACTTGATGGTATCCGTGCAACTGGTTCCGAAACGGAACTGATGCAGGTTCAGCGTGAAATGTCGCGTCGTTTCGGTCGCATTCGTGCGGACATGGAATTGACTCATGAATATCACCGTCTTGGTGCGCTTCAGGGTATTCTTCTTGATGCAGATGGAAGCACGGTTATTTATGACTATTCTGCTGAATTCAATGAAGCGATTCCTGCTGCTGTACCATTCAATCTGAGTGATCCTGACTTTGATGTTCACAAAGCGTGTAAAGACATTGCACGTTCAATGGGTCGTTCAGCAGCTGGTAACCTTGCTGGTGCAACTATTCACTCATTGGCTGGTGATGACTTTTATGACGCTTTGGTTTCACACCCGAACGTTGAAAAATTCTACCTGCAGCAGATGGCGGCACAAGCGCTTAAAGATCAAAGCGCAGTGTTCGAAAGCTTCAAGGTTGGTGGCATCACGTTCCACAACTACCAAGGAACAGATGACAATAGCACTGTGGCTGTTCCAACAGATGAAGCCAAGTTCTTTCCTGTCGGTGGTCGTGACGTGTTTAAACAAGCTATGTCGCCTCTTGAGGCAATGGAGTATGTAAACACACCGGGTCAGAACATGTATGCGATTAACGTTCCTGATCGTGAACGCAATATGTGGTCCAAAGGTGAACTGTACAGCTATCCGCTGTACATGTGCCAGCAGCCGCGGCTTCTTCGCCGTGCAACGTTGACCTAATGGAACTGGTTGTAACAAACCCCACGATGCGCACAAAAGCCGTGCGCATCGTCGGTGGCTTTCAGGTCATCAAACCCGGAAAGTCGATCACGGTTGACAGTAAGCTTTGCAATTGGTCCGAAATTGAAGCCAAACGTTATGAAAATGCTGGTCTGGAACTTAAGGAAGCTGGTTCTGCTGATACTGTGGAAGGTGGCACTGGTTCTGACACCATGGAAAGTGCTGGTTCCACACTTGCAGCACCCGTCACTCCACCTGTAGCGCCTGCTGACACCGTTGATGGTGCTGACACCGTTGATGGTAGTGAAGGAAATTCTGAAGAACCTCAGATTCCGACAATTCCACAGTGACTTCTTGAACGTGGTGCATTTCGTTGCACCACGTTTTACCAACCTGATTGCGGGATTTTAAGAAATGCTTATAGGTAACATTACTGATTTCCGCACTTACCAAACAGATCGCTTGAATAATGCACCTGCTGATGCAGCAGATAATGTTGTAACAGCCGCATTGTTGCGTGCATCTGATTACATTCGGACACGTTATGTCATTCGATATGATCTTGAACTTGACGCCGAAAACGTAATCGAATCAGTGTATATTGCAGGTAAGTACGAAGTTGACACACCCGGATTTTGGTCAAAGACTTTCACTGAATCTCAAATTAAAGTTTTGACCAAGGTTGATAATATTCAATGGACAATACCTGACAAAGATTCATCTAGCGATGGCCTAGGTTTTACTGGTGATGGTCAGATTCCCACAGACCCTGCGATTCACGCTCTATTAACGGTAGGGTCTTCGTGGGGATTACCTGCAGTCACGGTGGTTTAAATGGGTATTAATTCTGGTTATCAAAGCACTATTGAATTTGAATTTTACGGTCAAAATGAGATTCCTAACACTGCTACTTTTGAAGCTGATGTGAAGGCATCTCCTTTGGTTGTTGGTGACGATACTGTTCTGACCACACTGACAACCACGATCGAAGTAGTGTCATCTGTTGCAAACACTGATCCTGAAATTGATCAACCCTTTGTGACTATCATTTCAATGACCTTCCCCGGTGCAAATACTGCTGATTGGACTGAACGGGAAGTGATAACTGATTTGGTTAGAACCGATGTGAACCCAAATGAGTATATGGGCTTCACCGTCATAATTCCTGTCAATACTACAATCACGCGGGTAGGGTCATGAGCGAACTTCGCGTAGTTCAACCAAACACTCCGCGTATTAAAGTGGTGTCATCCACAGGTGGCGAAGTTCGTGTTGTTGACAAATCTGTTCCACGCGTGAAAATCTTGTTCAAAGGTGCGCCGGGGCGTGACGGAACTTCAGGATTGACAACAGGTGAAGTCATTGCGTCAGGTGCCACAGATGGTCAAGTCCCTGTGTTTAATGAAGTGTCTGGTCAATATGAGCCAACTGATTTTTCTGGTGGTGGAACAGATACTGCTACGGTTGGTGCTATCGCGGCTGGTTCGACACTCGGTCTTCAGCAGAGGTTGTTGGCGAATGCAGGACAACCCGGTCTGTCAATTTTGGCAGTCGGATACACTAATACAGGTAAAGTGCAGGGTGTTTCTCTTGGTGATGGTAACGTTGTTTCAGTTTATAGAAACGGCGTTGATTTTGTTGCGGATGTTCCGATATGGGAAACCACCGCTGGGCAGGCAGCAGGATACATTGGACCTGAATTTATGTCCCTTGGGGAAGCTATTTGCTTTACTGGTCTTGAAACTGGTGCAATTGTCACTTCAACCACTGGTTTTCATGGCGCGTCAGAACTTGTGGAGGGTTTTAATCGAAGCAGTATGCCTTTGCTGTCATATGGGTTATCTTTTAAAAAGACTTTGTTTTTCGCTCATAGGAACAGCAATTTTTACAATCCGGGGGGTGCAGGGGGTGATCAGGGGTGGGTACACCTTCTGAATGGTCCATTAAGAAGTACAGTGAAGTTTACTGATGGTTTTGGTGTCACTGTGAATGGGCAAGAAAATGTTGAACTAAACCCATGGGATTATCATCGTTTTTATACTGACGGAAATAAAGAATACGGAATAGACTCAACAAATGATGTATTTGCTTGCTTTTCGGGCAATATGGACCTTGACCCCAACGCCCGCTTTTATGACTGCAGACCTATCATGCCACTTTCAAATGATCTAATTGGATGGTCAAGATTGGGGTTTATTTCAGCCCCTGTTAACAATACTCAAGTGGAGTGGTTCACACAAGATGGGGATAGAGGCTTTTTAAACTCTGGGCAGACCCCCGGAGGAGTATCACCCGGATCACCTATTAGTGCGGATGCTCCACCACCAGTGGGAACAGGTGCAGATGATTCTGGTTATAGTCCATCAGGTGCAACAAGGTATCTGTTCACTGGTGAAGGATCAGGGTTCAGTGGGGCGGATGGTGCAGGTCTTGAAGCTACATGTTTGTTTCCTTCAAACGCTCTGTCTCAGATAGTCCCACAGTATCTATTTATTCAAGATGCTGGGGGTGCTTCTGGAAGTAGTGTGACTATTGTTAGTTCTCATGTAGGCACTGCAAGAATTTACGAGCACAACACTGCCACAAATCAACTTGATCTTGCATATACTGTTCCTCTTACCCGTAAAGGTGTAACTATATCTTCGAAAGAAGATCAGAAGCACCCTGCAGCGGGGCAGGTGTCAAACGATGCGGGGAACGTTCCCTTGGTCGGTCGTCTTGGTCCCGGTGTCATAATTGCGGACGTTCCTATAGGGGTGATCATCCAAAACCAAGCTGCCGGACTTTCTTTACCTATTCGCTCTCAAGGGGGCAGTACCACAAACAGTATTATCAACGGCAGTGATGAAAGTATTTCTTTGGGTGTGACCCCTAGTTCTCTGAAAGCGCAAATTAGAGAAGGTGATGATGGAATTTTGTACCGTAGTTCCATCACAAGTGGGGTAGAAACTTGGGTTGTAGCATAAAATGTCTAATGGTTCAGATATTGCTGAAGAAGTTCTTGCAGGATTGATCGAAGCAGGTGAAGAAACTGGTGACGGTCAACTTAACTGTGTATTGAAGAAAGTCGGAACAGGTGAAACACCTTGGGACCATACCACTGATCCTGACAATCTTTTTGATGTCACAGGTGTTCAAACCAAACGAATTGAACGCGATGGTGCGGGTCAGATTAAACGTATCGTGCGTGTTCTGCTGATCGATGCAACAGGACCGGTTGTCGAAAAAGGCGATGTGGTAGCTGTTGGTGTCAGAGTTTTAGACGTTACTGATGAAACCAATTTCAATCGAATAGGTAACGTTCAAACAACTGCACCGGGGGGTGTTCCGGTACTTCACAAGGCTGATCTTGATGACTAAACCAAGTCAGTTAATTCAGCTTGATAAACTGATTGCAAAGCTTGAAAGAAAGCTTGCAAAAACCTTTCGTGAATCAATGGAAAACGCGGCGTTTGATATTGATGTTCCCGCATTAATAAATGCTTTGAAAGATCGAAATATTACCCAAGCATTAAACCTTGTGGATATTACACCCGGCGCGCTTTTCGAATTAGATGAATCTATTCGTTCAGCTTATTTAGCAGGCGGTGCTTTCGTCACTGAAGACATGCCGAAAATCCTACGTGGGAAATTTGCTTTTAATGGTAGACATTTTCGCGCTGAACAATGGGTTAGTGAAAATGTCGGTAATCTGATTCAAGGCATCACTGAAGAAACACTGCAAACAACCCGTTCAGTTATTGAAACTGGTCTTCGTGAGAATAGAACCCCTAAGCAGATTGCACGTGATATCACAGGGCGTACAGTGAGTGGTAAAAGGGTAGGTGGGTTCTTAGGTTTGAATAGTGACCAAACGGACCAAGTGATTAAAGCCCGTTCTATATTGAGCGATCCTGATAAAATTCGATCGTATTTCATCAAAGATCGTGTGACGGGAAAAATGAAACCAAGGTTCAAGTTAAGCAATCGCAGATTTGACAAAATCATTCGTGAAGCGATTGAAAACGGAACAGCTTTATCAGGTCGAACATTAGACCGTGTGATTGATGCTCACAAAACGAAAGCTTTAGGTTATCGTGGTAGAGTGATTGCAAAAGATCAGACTTTTCGTGCCATAGCTGCAGGTCGTGATGAAGGTTATGTTCAAATGCTTGAGCGTAATGAAGTGCAATCAGTCACAAAGCGTTGGCAACATAACTTGTCTGAAAACCCACGTGATGATCATGTTGCGATGAATGGTGCAGTTGTTGATTTGTCTGAAAAATTTGTTTTTCCTGATGGTGATCAGTTAAAACATTCACATGATCCTGAAGGTGGTGCAGAACATAATGTTGGTTGTCATTGCACTACGTTTTACAGGGTGCAAGTGGTTAAAAACTGATGGGTAGACATACTGCATCCTTACGTGACGCTATAGGTCTTTCAAAGAAGAACTTACGGTTCATTGCGGTCAATTCGATTCAAGATGTTGTAGAAGGTGCGCAGACACCACAACCCGGTGTTGAACGTACAGGTGGGACGTTTGTTGAAGGTAAAATTCCTGTTGTCGATAGCGTTTTGATTAATTCCCTTGTCACCCGGTTGAATAGTAGATCAACAGAAGGTTCAGAGTTAAGTTACGTAGTTGCTTTGGCTAATTTTCAATTAGGTGATGAATTGCAATTTGCATGGACGGCACCTTATGCGTTAAGGATAGAAAAAGGCTTTTCAGGTACGGATTCATTGGGTCGTAAATTCAATCAAGAAGGTCGATTTTTCGTAGCTAGAAATGCCGCACGTTTCTCTGAATTTGTGAAAAAATATGAGGCTGAAGTTAGGACATGATAAAGCAAAATGACATAAGTGAAGCGATTCAGAGGCGATTGGTTGACAGCGTTCTACCATACAAAATTGTCTTTGAAGCTGAAGATGAATTACCCGAAAGACCATATATCGCTTTGCAAGTTGTACGGCTGAAACCCGTGGCTGTTATGCTTGAAGAACATGATGGTATTTATCCCCAATATATGCAAGCAACTGTGGTCACAGAAACAGGTAAGTTTACTACAGAAGGTCAGAAAATTGGTGATGAAATCGCAGCGCTTTTCCCATTCGGTACACGTATTGAAGTGGATGCTGAAGGTCATGAAATAACCATTAATGATATCCCATTTGTAGAAAGTGGGTTTCGTGATGGTTTCGATTGGCGTACACCTGTACGCATAGATTACGAGGTAGAATGATGACTACTAAAGTGCAAATGGTGAACGGTAATGCCACGGCAGAACTTTCATCTGATCAAGTTCCCATTTGGGAAAAAGCGGGATGGAAACGTGTTGATCCACAAATCCCGAAACCACAAACGTCAGTTACTGGCGTAACAGCGTCTGATGGTGATCCGTCTGGCGAAACCAACCCAGAAGGAGATTAATTAAAATGGGTAACAACATCGGCTATACTATGGAAATTGCGCTTGGTGCGCCTGCTACTGATGACAAGGCTGGTGCAGAAGCACTTACGCCTTACACCCGTGTTGTGGGTAACAGCTTGGTTCCTTCCAATCGTTTTACGTCTTCTGATATTGACGTTGAAGATTTGGAATCGGGTATTGTCATTGGTGAAAAAGGTGGTGCAACTGGTGTCAACCAAACCATTGCCGTTCACACTTCCAAAGGCACTGATGGACATGCTGAAATGATTCAGTATGCAGCCTTTGATGAAGGTTCGCAGGTGACTATTCGCGTCACACCACCCGGTGCCGGTGCAGATGTTGAATACTTCGTTGGTATTTTGCGAAATTATCAGCCGAAAGAACGCACCATTTCAAATGATGATGGGTTCATGGTTGAATTTCGTCAGAACCGTCCAAGCTTCACGGCTACGCCACCTGCATAAGTTTACCTGTTGGTTTCTGGCCCTTCAGGTAATGTTGTCGCCCTTGGTATTTGGTCTGGTGCCAAGGGCGACATTCGGACCACACAGACCATAAGGAATTTCAAAAATGGTAAATATCTCAAATCTTGATGAACGATCCAAAGCAGACCAAGGTACTTGGATTGACATGTTTCATCCTGAAACAGGTGAACCACTTACTTCTACAGCAGAAGGTGGTGCTACTATCACTGCACAGATGTTGATTTATGGGCAAGCTGGCCGTGATGTTCAAGATCGTCTTCATGAACTTGCGAAAGCAAAAGCAGCGATTGAAGATGACGAACCACAGTCCATGAAAAAAGCACATGAAACGCTTTGTGAAACAGCTGCAATTTACATTGGTGGATTTAGAAACGTTGAATCGAATGAAGGTGATCTTTCTGATGTTTCGAATGTTCAGAAGGTTCTTGATATGACCTTTCCGCGAATGGAATTGGTTCCGGGTTCAGCCGTTGCTGCAGGTGGTCCAAAATTCCAGATGGCAAATAAACCTTTTGCTTTGCAGGCGATCGAAGCTGCAAGTAAACAAGGTAAACTTTTGGGAAACGAATAAAAGCGCTGTCTGTGTATGCAAGTCAATTAGGTTGGCTTCATACCAAACCCAGTGAATCGGAAATGACTCGTTTAGAGTTGTATGCCGGTAGATGGGATGACTGGCCTGAAGGCATTGGACCAGTTGAATATTTGATAACAGCAGCGCTTGATATGTACTTAGGTGTTTCAGATGGTCAAGGTGGGTTAAGACCGCAAGAATGGGCTGACGTTGTATCGTTTGGTGAAAGAGTTGCCGGGTTAACTGAACAATGGGAACTGAAAGCCCTTATGGACATGTCGCAATCTTATGTTACAGAGTTCATGAATGGTCGTGACATGTTGAGAACAACACCCATGGACAGATGGCGAAGGGAACAAGAACAAGATGGCGGTTAACGTTGAAGAACTTATTCTTGATGCCAATAGCGATGGTTTACGGGAAGCGGCTGAAGATTACGATAAGCTAGGTGACGCTGGTGAAAAAACTGAAGGTCGTGTGTCACGGTCTTCACGTGGAATGGAAGATTCTATTTCCACCATGGGTCGAAATGCTGCGAAGTCTTTAGCCGCTGTTGCCGCCGCATATGTTTCTCTTAATGGTGCGGCGGCAGCTTTAAACCAAGCAAGAAATTTCGATGCAGCTTTTGCTGAAACATCTACTTTGATCGAAGGTACTACCGCGGAACTTGCGGCATTGGAAGAAGGTTCAAAATCACTTGCTGATCTTTATGGTACAACAGCTGTTGCGCAAGTTCAGGCTTACTACCAAGCGATTTCCGCAGGTGCATCTGATGTAACTGTTGCAACAGAAATTCTTGACCAAGCTAACAAACTTGCGATCGGTGGTATCACTGATGTTTCTGTCGGTGTGGATGCTCTTACAACTGCCGTTAATGCATACGGTCCATCTGTTCTTTCAGCAGGTGAAGCATCTGATGCAATGTTTGTTGCAATGCGTGCAGGTAAGACCACGATCGGTGAACTTTCTGCCTCCCTTGGTAACATCGTCCCGCTTGCTGCATCTGCTGGTATCGCATTTGATGAAGTGGTTGGTGGTATCGCTGCATTGACCACACAAGGTCTTTCTACATCAGTTGCGACGACTCAGCTTCGCCAAGTGATTGCTGGTATTGTGAAGCCCACGCAAGAAGCAAAAGATGCTGCAAAAGAATTAGGAATTGAATTTGATGTAGCGTCTTTACGATCGAAAGGTTTAGCCGGTTTCTTAGAAGACATTATTGAAAAAACCGATGGTAATACTGACGAAATGGCTAAGCTGTTTGGTTCAGTTGAGGCCTTGGGTGCAGCCCTTGCGTTTGCTGGTGGTGGCGGTGAAGCATTTACCGCGATCATGGAAGCAATGGGGATGAAATTAGGTGCAACTGATGTAGCTGTTAAAAAAATCAGTGAAAGTCTTTCGAAACAACTTAGCGATGATCTTCAGCGTTTAAGTAATATCGGTCTTGAATTTGGTGAAGTTCTTCTTGAAATCGCCGTTCCCGCATTAAGCGCAACTGTGGATGTTCTTCAGTTGCTTGGTGAAAATGCAGATGTTCTTACACCAATTATTTTAACAACTGGCGGTGCTTTAGTTGCATTGCAACTTTCTGGTACAAAAGCTGCTGCAGGATTAACAGCCGCTGCATTAGCTAGTGTTAGATACGTTGCAGTCGCTGCTGTACTCACGCCACAGCTTGGTTTGATGGCAACAGCACAGATTGCCTTGACAGGTGCCACAACAGCACTTACCGCGGCTGTCACGCTGCTTACAGGTCCACTTGGCGTAATCGTTGCCGGTGTGGCTGCAGCAACGATTGCAATTAATCTTATGGGTAATGATTTAGATGAAGCCGCGGTATCTGCAGAAGCATCAGCACAAGCACTTGGTGATTTAGATTACGCTTTACGCACTGTAAATACTTCAACAGAAGCAGGTTCAGCGCGTGCACGTCAAATTGCTGCAAGTCACTATCAAGCTGCAGAAGCCGCATTGACTGCTGCAGAAGCTGAAGCACGTTTAGCTTTAGAAAGATTTAATGCATCACAAGAAACGTTTAATCCTTTTGATGGTCCAAGTAACGCTGAATTACGTGAAGTACATGCGAATCTTTTAGTTGCACAAGCTGCTGTACAAGCCATTCGTGATCGAATGGCTGAATTTGGTGCTATCACAAATGAATCTGGTGAAGTGATTGATGAAAACACTGGTCGTGTAGTTCGTACTGCTGAAGAAATTCAGAGAATGCACGCGATGCAGTTAAAATTCATGAGTGAAGATCGTCAACGTTCGGCTGAACAACTTGCTGAAGCAAATGAGATTTTGACCAAGTATCAGCAACAAGTTGAAATGCAGCGTCTGATAGGTATGCATGGTTCCGATAGTGTCCAAGTTGCTGCTGAACGTCAGCGGCGTGAACGTGCAGTTGTTGAACAACAGCTTGAAGGTTTGGATGTTGCACAAAGCGTAAAAGACGAAATTCTGAATGCTGTTGATGCAACATATCAGACTGAACAAGCAACTGCAGCTTGGGAGCAGCGTATGGTAGGTGTTGCTGCTCAAATAAATGCGATCGGTAATGCTCTTAGTCAGTTTGGAAGTTCAGCAATTAATACCGCTGCGAATAATGCTGAAATCGCTGCATTAGAAGCAGGCGCGACTGTTCAAGAAGCTGCACACCAACGAACACTTGAACAAATTAATCTTGAAACTGAGGCGCGTATTGCTGGTACAAATAATATTGTAGAGCAAATGGCTATTCGCGCCGCGGCTGCACAAGAAGTAGCAGAAGTTGAAAGTCAGGCTGCATTAGCCGCGGCGCGTGCAGCTGCCAATGAACGTGACGCGGCTAATGCAGGTGGGTCACGTGCAACTAAATCACAGAAAGAATTGAATAAATTACGTCAGCAAGGTATTGCGATTACTAAAGGTCTTTTGACTGAACAAGAACAATACAATGAAGCAATTGCACAAGCTGATAGACTTTTAGCAGCTAATGCAATTTCTGCTGAATTTTATAGAAGACATGTCGAACAATTAAATGAAGAATTAGATGAATCGAAATTTGATGATATTACCGATAAAATTAATCATGTTTCAGGTAGTATGATTGATGCAGCTTTTTCAGCAGAAAGTTACGGTGATGTTTTAAGTGATGTAGCTAGAGCCGGTGTTGATGCAATGGCTGAATTAGCTGCTGAAATGTTGAAAACTTATATTCAACAAAAATTACTTGAAGCTTTACTTGGTACACCGGGTGGCGATGGTGGGTTGTTTCAAACATTTACCGGTTTTTTTGGTGGGGCAAGGGCTGATGGTGGTCCCGTTGTTGCTGGTACCCCGTATCTTGTGAATGAAAACACACCAAACAGTGAAATTTTTGTACCATCGCAATCAGGTGCGATCTTAAACGTCAGTCAGGCACAAGAAGCTATGCGTTCGCAGCAGTCACCTACTATTCAAGTAGCACCTGCACCCGTGAACCTTTATGACGATCCACGCACGATCGATCGTCACAGAATGTCACCAGATGGTGAACGCGCCCGTCAAAGGGCTAATCGGAGGTTAGAGAATGTCTAGCGTCTGGTATTGGCCACCGAATGCAATATCTGAAAAAATTGAATTTTTGACTGATATCAGAGCATCAAGAACTGCTGAAATCCGTGATAGTTATAAGGATGCTACAAATTATCCAAAGTATGGGTACAGGGTTCACCATGAAATAGGTGAAGCGATGATTGATCTTTATCGATCAGACCCACTTGGTGAATATCTTGTTCCTGAATGGTCTACGGCTACAGTTTCAAAAAACGTAATTATTAACCTTGGTCAAACAATTATTCCTGTTGAAGATTCTTCAGTTTATGAAGTTGGTGGTTTGGTTTTCATTGGAAATGGTAAGCACGAATGGGAACAAGCAACTGTTGGTTCATTAGGTGTTGGAACAATAACTTTAACAACTGGCACTGTGAATGCATATTCTGGATCACAATTTAGGGCTGTTTTTGTAGCACCATTAATTTCATGTATTTTACCATCAGGAATTAATTTCAATTCTCAATTTAGAGTAATTAATTTAACGTGTAATTTTTTAAATTCTGCAACTATTGATATAGCTGAAAATATTTATCCAGAGTATTTATCTTTACCATTAGTTACTGATGGTAAAATTGGTGTTTCACAATTAAGTGGATCAGTTAGACAATTTGCTGAATTATTTGATTCCGGTCACGGTGCTTATGACTTAATCGCACAAGAAGAATATTCGAAAAGATATGGTGAATTTTCTTTTTACGATTCTGATTATCAATCAAGACTGAACAGACGTAAGTTCTTACATTTCATGCGTGGTATGGACGGTGAAATGTGGGTTCGAAGTGGTCAACGTGATTTAAATTTATTGTCAGGTTTTTCAGCTGCAAGTATTAGTTTAAGCGTCAAACCTTTCACATCAGTAAGCCGAATGATAGGCAAACATATCTACTTGAAAGAAGGTGGTCAAATAGCTGCACGTGAAGTCACAAGTGCAACAGATGTGTCTGACTCTGAACAGACTTTGTTTTTAAGTTCACCACCCGGCTTTGATGGAACAATTTCGACCATGGTTAGCCTTTTGCACAAAAGCAGATTTGACCAAGATATGTTTGACATTTCTTATCGGTTCACGCCATTTGGGTTGAAGTCTTCTTTGACTGCGAAGGTTGTAGAGGTTCCATAATGGCTTTCAGTGACTATGTTGCTAGAATCTTTGGTAAAAAACCTGTTTGGCTTTATCGAATTGAAGTTGATGGTCAGCGGTTCCACATGGTTTCACAGGCAAGGTCTTTCACAACTGGTGCTGATCGGCCTGATGACACTTACCCTACTGGTCAAACATTTGACGTGACTGCAATAAAACGTGGTGAAATTATTGAAACCACTTTAGCTTCACGATCGGATACAACTTTAAATATGCCGACTTCTGCACCTGTAATACAAGCCATTCTTGATAGTGAAAATGTTCAGGAAACAAAAGTTACTATTTGGCAAGGCTATGTGGGTGATCCTGATGAAGAATATTTAATAAGATTTATTGGTAGAGTAGTTTCTTTAGAACCTACACTTCTTTTAACCACATTAAATTGTGAAACTGATCTTACTTTAATGAATAGATCATCCGTCGCACAAGTAATGCAACGTCCTTGCCGTCATGCTCACTATTTCACAAATTCAGATGGTGGTGGATGCAGACTTAACTTAGCTGACCATCAACAGGAAGCACCTATTAGTGCTGTTAATGGACTTTCTGTGACTGTCCCACTTGCAGGTCTTCAGCCTGAAGGTGTGTTCTTGGCAGGTGTTTTTGAATATGACGGAATTGAATATATGATAGAAAATCATTTAGGTGAAGTTCTATTTCTTGAATCTGAACCTGTTGGTTTAGCAGAAGATTTTGAAGCAAATAATTTACTTACTTTACCCACTAATGTTTTAATTGCTGAAGGATGTAATTTGACTGCTGAAAATTGTCTTGCTTTTGATAACATTGTAAATTTCGGCGGATTTAGATTTATGCTTGATACCCCGTTTGACGGAAGGAGTATCGCTTAATGTTTTGGAGGTTAGCGCTATATGTATTTTTCTCTTTTGTGCAAGCTGCTTTGTATCGTCCACCACCGGGATCAAAAGCGGCCACATTAAATGATTTCAATATACCTAAAGCGAATGAAGGTGATGCAATCTATGATTTTGCAGGCACAACATGGATTAAAGATGCACATGTAGCTGTATATGGTGATTTCAGAAGTGTAGGTATATACAAGAGGGGCGGTAAAAAATGACAATCATAACACGACAAGACACGCTTCATCCTGACTCTTATGTGTGTAAAAGAATTAGTGCATGGTTCAAGAAACATAATTTGGATTATGAAAAATTTAAACGTGAAGGAATTCATGTTGATGAACTACGTGCAACAGGTGAGCAAAAAGAAAAAATAGATGCTCTTGAAAAAACAGCAATTAACAGGATGTCCAAATAATGGGCGGTCGTAAAAAATCAAAGGTCGGTAATAAGTATGAAGTAGGTTTTCATTTGATACCTTGTCGTCAAGCCGATGCACTTTTAGCGTTAAGAGCGAATGACGAACCTTTATGGGAAGGTAGGCAAGGTCAAGGTCGTCTTGCTATTGATAAACCTAATGCGTTTGGTGGTACTGAACGTGAAGGTGGTTTTTCAGGTGAAATTGACGTTGAACTAGGTGGTAATAGCCAAGGTGTCAACGATTATCTAAGCAGTGTATTCGGACCCCTTGTGAGTGCTCACAGGGGAGTTGTGGGGTTAGTTTATCGCCGTCCTTATGTTAGTGCTAATACCGCTAGATTACCTTCGATTTCACATAAGATGTTAAACATCGAAGGTATTCATCGTGGTTGGGAAACTGATAAAGTAGTTGTTAATTCAGAAGCAGGTTTTTTAAATTCTGATATTTACATTGCATTAGATATGACTGCTTCAAATACAGAAGCTACCCTTTTCACATTAAGAACATCAGTAATTGGTTTATTGAATGCTATGAAGGGTCGCCCTAATAGTGTAAAAATAGTTACTTTCTCAACCAATATTCTTACTTCAATTGAAAGAATTGAATGTTCTGATCAAGATTATGATGACTTAATTGCATTCGTTGATGCAATAAGTCTTGATGATGTGATTTCAGGTAATGGATGGGGTAGTGCTATTTCAGAAGCTTCAGCATTTTTTACTGATTCTGAAAATTTTGAACGTGATTTTAATAGTAATTCAGCTGCATCAGGCATTTCTTTTTCTGGTGGTCAAGCATCTGAAACAAGAAGAAAAGTAATCATCTACATTGTTGATGGTGATCAAGGTGATGCTACATCAGCTAAAGCTACAATTGATGCAATAGGTGGTGTTGAAACCTTTTTATTCACTAGTGCAGGTGCTATCACAACTGGTGCTATTTTAGATACCACACCTTTAGATGGAATACCTTTCATTTCAGGTGATGGCACAAATGCTTTGACAAACTCTTTAAGTAACTCATTCACTAAATGGGCTGATTTAAATCCTGCACATATTATTCGTTGTCTACTTACTGACCCCATGCGCGGTGGTACAGTTCCTGAATCTGAAATAGGTGATTCATTTGCAATTGAGGCACAAAATTACAAAGATGAAGGATTTGGAATATCTGTTAAATTTCGTGGTGTAGATCAAGTTATTGCTGATCGTCGTGAAGTTGAAAGACATACTGACTCTATCAGTTTTAAAAGTACAAAAACTGGTAAATGGGAACACAAAAGAATTCGTGATAATTTTGTTGCCGGTGATCTAACTGTTTTAGATTCATCCATTGTGACTGATTGGTCAGGTTTATCACGTCCTGAACTTTCTGAAATACCTAATCAATTAACAGTAACTTTCACAAAACGTGAAAATGGTGAAAAAGGTAGTGTTACAAGAACAAATCCTGTAGGTGTTAGGCGTCAAGGTCGTATAATTAAAGCTGAACCAGCTAATTATCCGTTTGTGACAAGGGAAGAATTAGCAATTAAACTTTGCTTAAGAGATTTAAGAAGTATTTCAAAAAGACTTTGGAACGGCACTATTCCGTTAACTTATTTACCAGCAGATATTGAAGTTGGTGATCGTGCAATTTTAAACGAACCTGCTTTAAGAATTGACAATGTTATTGTTGTAATTTCTGAAATTAGACATGGTGATAGTACAGATGCGCGTGCGTGGATCACTGTAAGTGAAGATAAGTATTCTGCACCTGAAGTCGTTTTGTCGAATGATTTTGGTGAAACAATAAGCACAGGTGCATTGCCCGTTGATTATAGAGTTGTTACTGAAACACCTTATTATTTAGGTGTAATACTTTCTGGTCAAAATGAAATTGATAATGGTTTAACAGATGAACCTGACCTTGGTAGACTTCTTTTAGCAGGTGGCGCACCAAGTGGTGCACATGTAAATTTCACAGGAGGTGTTGATTCAGGTGCCGGTTTAGAAGATGTTGGTGTTTTTGATTTCGAACCTTACGGTGAACTTACAACTGCTGCACCTGCTGAAGCGGATTTTACCACTTTAACCACCACTTCAAACCCAACTCTTGCAGATATTGAAGTTGGTGATTTAGCGTATTTGGGTGAAGAAATTATTAGGATAGATAGTCTTGTTGAAAACGGCACATTGATTGATATGACTGTTGGTCGTGGATGTTTAGATACTGTCCCGCAACAACATGAAGTTGGTACATCTTTTGTCGTGATTTCTGATGCTGATCCTTTGACTGATGATTTTTTAGCAGCACAATCTGTAGACGTGAAATTAATCAGTCGTACAGGTAAAGAACAATTATTAATCGCTAATGCACCACAAGATACTGTTGTTTTTAATAGTCGTGCTATTCGTCCTTATCCACCCGGAAATCTTCAAATAAATGGAAGTTACGCGCAATTTGAAAATTATGATGACGTTGTTTTAACTTGGTCACATCGTGATAGAACATTTCAAACAACACCAAATGTTGAAGATCATACTTTTTCCGATATTGGTCCTGAAACAGGTGTAACTTATCAACTCACTGTGGATGCAATAGATGATAGTGGCATTTTGATTTCAAATCTTTTAGATATAAATCTTGGTACAGCCACAACGTATGATTGGGATGACGCAACTGTACTTCCTGCAAATACTGATCATTTGCGTTTTCAAGTCACTTCTTTAAGAGACGGTTATTCGAGTTGGCAAGCTGCCACAATTAACGTATCTTTAAACAGCAATATGCTTTGGGATCAGTTTGATGAACTTGCAGAATCTAACATAGCCGTTCAAGAAGATAGTTTTGAAATTTGGCTTGATAGATAATAAGGATGTAAAAAATGCCTGACACAGAAATTAGCAACCTTCCGGCAGCTGATCCACTTACGGGTGCCGAAATCCTGCCGATCACACAAGGCGGTGTGACGAAGCGGACAACGCTGACAGATGCTGCGGGTCTGATTGCTGCGGCAACCACAACCCAGAATTGGCAATCACCTTATCGCGGTGCTTTGGCTTCACTGTCCGCCGACATCATCAATCTTACAAGTGGAAGCAATGTACCATTCAGTGAAACGGTCTATGATACAGATGGTATTTGGAATGTCGGAAATCCTTCCCGCCTGACCGTTCCTGCTGGTGTTTCACGTGTTCGTATTACCGCTTCTATGGAAAGTCCAAGTGCTGGTTTCACGAACAACAGCTTCACCATGCGTCTTTCCAAGAACGGGTTAAACTTCAAGGGTATGGCCACCCAATCTGCAACCCTTGGCTTCAACAATGAAGTCATGTCATTTTCCAGTGCGGTCATTGATGTGATCCCCGGTGATTATTTTGAAGTCCGACTTTTCCATAGTCAAGACATGGATTTGGATGTCAACACATCTTTTGGAATGGAAATCGTTGAAGCCACAGATGCCGAAGCACGCCCCTATGACCTGACCGGAACCGTTCTAGGCATTCCTACGGTTTCCGCAATTGTTGATCAGCATGTCATGTCACGTACGACACGAATGTTGCTTGATGGCGGGTCTTCGCAATACTACGCAAGCACTGCACCTTCAGCAGACACTGATTTTGATGTCCAAAAAAACGGGGGATCAATTGGCACCTTGACCTTCCTGTCTGGTTCCAACACAGGGTCTTATGTTGGCGCACAAACTGATTTCGTGTCAGGTGATCGGATCGCGCTGGTGTCACCGGCGAACGTCAATGGGATCGCAGACGTGTCATTCAACCATCGGATGGTTCTGGTATGAACAACCTAGTTTTGAAGAAAGGTGTCGATTACGATGCCTTCGCTGATTGGCTGACCGAAAAAGGGATCATCTTCACACGTGTTGAAGGTCTTCCCCGCCACTTTCGTGTTGAAGGTTTCCCAGAACACCCTCACATCCACTTCGTGGAAGAAGATGCCGTGGTTAAAGGTGACGCCGCACAGCCATTGACACTGAACCCTGACATGACAGGTGCTTGGCAACTACTTCGCACCATTCGTCGTAGAGCACCATACCCTACACGACCTTTTTCGGAACCACAGAACAGTTTTTTTGACGCGAATTTGACAGGGGCCGGCGTTGATATCCATGTGATCGACACTGGGGTTTCAAACGATGTTACCGAATTGGCAACACCGGGACGGCTGATCTATCAGTTCTTTGCGATTCCTGACACAGGGACCAATGGTGATGATCAAGGTCACGGAACAGCCTGTGCTGTTTTAGCAGCTGGTTCAGTTCATGGCATAGCACGCGGTGCAAATGTCTTGTCGTACAAGGCTTTGAATTCAGGCAACACCGGAAGCATATCTGACATTGTGTCAGCTATGGGCAACGCACTGACCCAGTACAATGGGCGAAGCAATCCGGGTGTTGTGTCGATGTCTATCGGTGGGACAGGAAACAACGCTTCTGTGAATTCAGCTATGGATGACATGATTGATGCCGGAATGGTTGTTCTTGTGTCAGCTGGGAATGGATTTACTGATATTGGAACCTTTGACAGCACCTATACAGAAGCTGATCCAGACGCGATTGTTGTTGGTGGAACTATGTATGATGACTGGTCTTATTTTGATGGTCGGTTTGGAACCAATTGGGGAACACGGGTTGATATATTATCGCCTTCAAAATTAACAGAAACTATTCTTGCCACAGATGCAGGCGGTGGACCTTCAGTGACAAGACTATTTTCAGGAACATCTGCAGGTTGCCCTATAGCAGCTGGTGTCATGGCTTGCTATCTTCAAGGATTGTCAAAGTTGACAGGTCGATCACAAGTTCAGGCCGCTAAACAATACCTTCTGGATGTGGCGACCACAGGTGCTGTAAAAATCCATCCTATACAGCCAGTCCTTCCTGATCGCATTGTCTATCTAAACCCGAACCAGTCTGTGAACAATATTCCCGGAATAAACGCGTGAAACTCAAAAGGACTTAAAAAATGTCAGACTTCAAACGAACTATTACACATTGGACAGGTGGTGGTGGTCGTGCCAATTCCACAGATAAACGTCATTATCATAGAATTACTGAACATGATGGAAATGTTGTAAAAGGTAACGAAAAAATTGAAGATAATATTGTTACTTCAGATGGTGATTATGCAGCACATACTCGTAATTTAAATACTGGTTCGATTGGTTTAGCCATGGCAGGTATGATGGATGCAACAGAATATCCATTAAATTTTGGACCAGCACCAATTACCAGAACGCAATTTGAAGCACACTGCCGATTGCTTGCAGAAATTCACACTGAATATCGGATTCCTGTCACACCGCAAACTTGTTTAACACATGCTGAAGTGGAGCCGACACTTGGTGTAAAGCAAAGAAACAAGTGGGATATCACCGTTCTGCAATTCGAACCAACTATTCGCGGTGCAATTCCTATTGGTGATTACATGCGTGAACGCGTGAAATTTTACATGGGTGCAGATTATCCACAAGAAAATGATTATCCTATTGTTCGTCAAGGTTCCCGCGGTCGCTTTGTGGAAGAACTTCAGGAATTGCTTATGTCAGCACGATATTTCCCCGGTAAAGCTGATGGCATTTTCGGTAATCGTACACGTGATGCTTTAATGAGTTTTCAGGCTGATAACGAATTAAAAATTGATGGTATTGCTGGTTCGCAAACATGGGCTGCACTGATGAATGCAAAGTCTGCACCAATGCGTGAAATAACCATGGGTGAACTTAAGGATGAAGGTTCGAAAACGATTAAGTCTGCAGATGAAGGACAGGCTGTAATCACACTTGGTGGTGGCGCTACAGCCGCTTTAGCTACCCTTGATCAGCTGACAGGTGCTAAAGAGACTGTATCAGAAGCTGAAGGTGTTTTGGACACCTTGCAAGCGATGTTGTTTCAATACTGGCCGTTGATCGTTATTGGTATTATGGGTGCGTTGTTGTGGCGTCATTTCAATGGTATTAAACGTTTCAGATTGTTTGATGCAATCACTGGTAAAAACATGGGAAGGTGAAAAATGTTTGCGTATCTTTCAGGTGGTCTTGCAATTGTAACTGTAGGATCAGTGATTTATTCTTCAATTCTTTCGGGTGATAATGAATCATTACGTAACGAAATGAAAATTCTGGAACTTGAATTAACCGCTTGCGGTGGAACACTTAAAACTGTTCTTGATGATGTAAGGTCTGACAATGAAATTAATTTACTTCCCGATTCTGCTTTACGCAGTGTTCCTGATCACTGGTTGCAGCCCAGAACCGAAACTGATCAGTGACGATAAAGCAAACTTCTGCGATGTGGAAGAACCACGACGTTTTTCACAAGAAGAACTTGATTGGCGTGCAGAAAATGCACCTTGGAATTTACGACGCGATCACAAGACTAACACCACTTGGGATCGTGAATGTGTAAAACCTAAAGAAAATTAACCAAATCGACTTGAAAAAAGATCGTTATCATAGAGGTCTTTTCTCAACAAATTGTACACTCTGCTAATACCAATAAGATCAGGGTGTTGATGAATCCATGTACCAGAAAAAGCTACAAATTTTGTTTGAAAAAATTCATCAAGTTCAGCATTTCCTGTCGTAACACTTGGATTTATCGACTGACAAATAATATCAAATTCTGCATCTGACATTATCGAATCATTATGAAATTCGTATGCATAAGCTGCTACACTAGCGCGAATACGATTTCTAATTTCAGAATTAAATTCAATCATCGAATTACAAGTTTTTCAGCTTCTGCAATATACCATTCATATTCGATATTGCTTGGATCAAAATCTTCAATTGAATCACAAACTGCAACATTCCATCCAACATTTTGACCAATAATTCGCTCTTTACGGCGCATTTTAGATTGCGGTGCAGCTTTGTGAACCATCTGAAGTGGTGCACCATTCTTTGCAATATAGTATCGGGTCAGCTTCTGCAGCCATTCACCACCATCAGGTTCAAACACCATGTGTCTGATCGTCTGACCTTTACTGTCAACGTGTGTTTTTTCGTATGTTAAACCATCATCAGCCACATAGGTTTCAGGATATTCAGGGGTATCAACAGAACCTTCAGGGAAAAGTCTTTGGCGTGTTTTCCCTGTACATTTCGATCGAAGTAAGAAATCATAAGCGTCACCATGGTTATAAATAAATTCACGTACCGGAATACCGTCAATCATTTCAGCACATGCCGCTTTCTTAACAACAAGCGCACTGTGATCTTTCGCCCATGTGACTTCACGTGTTGCCGGGTTTTCCCGTTGCGTTTCGAATGCATAGCAACCAATGCGTTTAACAGAACCATCTGTTTTCTTTGCCATGTAATTATTTACATCACGAATCCACATCGCTTCATATTCGGCAAATTCTAATTCAAGACCTGTGAAAGCTTCCCACCACTTACATAGTTCTGTTGCACGCGCTTCTTCATGTTCAGGTACTAAAAATGTGATACCATCAGTGTTCAGCTGAATCATTTTCGCTTGTGTACCTAAAAGAATTTTTTCAGTTAACAGGTATAAAAGTAATTGACCATTGATGGTAATTTGCATTGTGTACTGTGGATCAAGAAAAATACTGAATTCATTCGCACTGTCACCGTAAACACCGTTCAATGCTAATTTATACATAGCGTTTTCAGGTGATTTTTTCGGTGTACCTTTTCTTCGTTTGTAAACATCTTCATAGATATCACAAAACGTTTCAGATAAATGTGCAGGGAAGAACCTGTTGGCAATAGCAAGGTTCGGATAGTATGACGCCACATCCACATCTATCAGCTTCCAACCAGCTTCAGGACGCACGCACTGACGTTCTACACTGCCATGGCCACCACCTACCCCAACATCCATTTTAAACCCTTTCAGAGTAGCCGAAAGACCCTCTAATTCAGGTGGTGCTTTTGTTCGTTTAATGGTCGTGGCTTTTAAGTGTGATAAAACCCGTTGAAGTTCAGAAGTTTCAAATTCGATCTTTGGAATTATCACATCAGCAAGATTAATTCCATCGGGACGTTTAGTCTGTTTTTTGTTATTGTATGTCCCTAAAAGATGTGGAGCGCGTGACTTTAATTCTTGTTCGAAGAATTTTTTACCAATTTTTGCATCATTGAAGTTGATGACATCGTAACCCATGGTGTCAATAAGACCTTCACGAAATTTAATCATTGGTGCACTGTATTCCGCAAACTGTTCAGTTTCGTCTACATCATGACAGTTATAGAATATCATGCCTTCACGATCGGCTTCAGTTAGATAAGTTTCTGGTTTAATTGGTAGATCACCAACATTACGGGAACGCATATTGAATTCAGTTTCTTTCAATGAAGTAGCGCGTGCTTTGTTGTCGAAATGATGAATTAAATAAAGATCAATTTGTTTTACACGTTGATCTTTATCCCAAACAGTTTTTTGAAAATTGGTTTCACATCTGAATGAATTACCATTTTTGCATTTCCAGCAATAACCACAACCGTTGATAAGCTGCTTTGTTTTTGCAAAAGCGTCTGCAGCTGTGAAAGATGGTCCAATTGCTAAACAATGTTCAATGACTTGCCAATCATAGTAAAAATTATTGAAACCAATCATTCTACAATCATGGTAAGCAAGTGCATAAATAAATTCTACAAATTGTGGTGCATCATTTTTCCAATCACTAACTTCAAAAATCCAACGTTGACGGCTTGCATGATGACGAATTACGCAAGAAAAGAAATTTGGATATGATTCAATATCGTATGAATAATCTTTAGTTTGAATTCGATAACGAGTGACCGGAACTTTCGCTTTTTCTGCAATCGAAACCATTCCATCTGTACCGCGTCCACCATCAAACGCCATTACGTGAGAAGGTTGACCATGGTTCAACATTTCATTATTTCGAATGTGACCAGCACTTTTACCGTATTCATCCCAATTTGCTTCAAATGTTTGAATTGGAATACCGCGGGAAAGCGCCCATTTTCTACCCACTCTATCAGCACCGTTTGCACCACCTTCAATTAAAGTGCTGACAGGTGTAACGTGGTGGAATTGATCAAGTTTCCAAAAGGCAAAATCTGTCCATGGAAAATCGCGACCGCCACAAACTAAAAGTTTTGTCATCAGATGTTTTCCAATCAGAAGGGTATGTTGTCAACCGCACAACCCAAAACAGATAAATATCCCGCCATGTCAGCATGGGTTATGCGATCTTGTTTAAAAGGGCCACGGCAGTATTCACCAACCGTGGCCCCACATTCTACGCATGACGGTTCTACTTTGGGGATGCAACCCATTCATTGTTGATCCACCACATTTCACCGGGTGTTCCCGCGGCGTGAATATGTGAAGGATCAGTAGGACGCGTCAAAACCGGTGCAGTAGGTGTCGCGGGCGCTGCAGGCGGTCCATCAGCAAAGTTTGCGTGCGGTGTTACACCGGGTGCCGCAGGTGCAGTTGGTGCCGCAGGTGCAGTTGGTGCCGCAGGTGATGCAGTAGCAGCGTCAACTCCACCCGTGATCGGTTCACCATAGGCAATGAAACGATAAACTTGCGGATTAACATAGATACCTGCTGTAGCATCGTTGTTACCGTTTCCTGCTACGGTGAAAGCCACTTGAATAAAGTGACCACGTGTCATTAACGGGTTATCATTTCCAATTTCTGCATTTGTTTGATCAGCACAATTGGTTACGAAGTTCGAACTGAAGTAAACGACATAACAACCGACCGTGTTTTTATTGATTTTTCCTTCAGAATTCGGTGCGTCACCATCTTTCACTTTCCATGAAAAACCGGAACGTGGCGCAAAATTATAATTTCCGATTAACGTTTGAATCTGTGGATATTGAGCGAATTCAGTAAACGCATGAGCAGCCATTGCTTGCAACATTTCGTTTGTTTTCGGGTCACTTTTTGGAAAAGCAACACCGACGCTGTAATGATACTTATCCGGGTCCAAAGGTTTATTCAGGTGATCAGTTTTCACCGTTTCGGTCATTGAGCCACTTACCCAACGTCCTACAGGTGAAACGATAATTTGAGATTGATTAGCCATAGTTCAGTTTCCTTTTTCGTTGAACATTGCAGCAATGTCATTTTCAGTCACACGGACAATTTGTGTACCCGTAAGTGGCTGTTTCGTAAGTGGTTTTACACGTTCTTTGAATTCAACACTGCCTCCACCACGCCTTTCAAGTTCAGCAGGTGTACAGATTGATTTTGTCCACGGATCAACACCGGTTAACAACTGAACATTTGTAGCCGATTGTGTAAAAACCCTATTTCCCTTTTTGTGTTTAAGACCCCAACCCGGAATCGATTCGTGTTTTAAACGCGCTTCAGCTTCATTTTCAATTGCTTTAAAACGTGCATTAATTGTTTTCTTGCATTCATCCATGAAATCTAATTCACGTGACAATTCTGGTGGTGTCATGTCACGATGGGTTCTTGAAGTTATGACATGAACAAGATTGTATGTGGTTTTCGCCAACGCTTCACAACCGGATGCAGCTTTACAATTTGAACAGTGTGGACCCGGTGTAGCGATCGAATCAGGTTTTTGGCTTTCTACAGCCATGGTCCATAGTTCCATGAATTCTTCATGCAATTGAGTTGGTGTAACAACTCTTGTTCGATAAATTCCGTCTTTGTGAAATCCACGTGGTTGATAAATCGATAAGTGAACTTCACTGACTGAACCGGGCGGTAAAGTCATCAGTTTTCCGTACCCGTAACAGACAAGTTGTTTGGCAGTTGTTTCGACAATTTGCCGACCATATTTTAAATCTGGTACACGTAAAATTCCATTATCAAAAACAGTAATTGAAGAATCCAAAGTACCGGCAATTAAAGGTTCTTGACTTGCTACAATGTATTCTTCAGCTGTAATTGTACCGCCATAAGATCGAACTAAATCCACATATTGTTGAATATCAGCAGCCATTGTTTTATCAACAAGCCACCCATTTTCGTGTGTTTTTCCGATTAAATCATCACAAGAAATACCTTCATTGCTATTTAAAACAACTTCTGCAATCCATGCTGCACAAGTTCCTTCACGTGCCGCATCATTAGGGACATCAGATAAATTACGTGTGAACCTTTGAAAAGCTGCACAATTTCCCCAATAAGAACTTTCTGAAGGACGAAAACGTTCTTGTGACATTATTCAACTAACCTTTTCTGGTACGGACGGTGGGACTCGAACCCACACGGCTATAAAGCCCACGGATTTTAAGTCCGATATGTCTACCATTCCATCACGTCCGCATAAGTTTTGGCACGCCCCTGTGAAGGAACGCACCATTTTGTTTTGATCTTACAGCTGATTGATCATCTGCAGAACTTGTGTCCGCTGTGTTTCGTTGGTCTGCAACGAAGAACCATCAGCAGGAACACCACAGGCTTCATAAATTTCACCAAGTTTTGCCATAAGAGCATCTTGACCGATACGGGCAATGACTTCAGTGAAACCTGCCGTTAGTTGTTCAAAAGAAACTGGTGCAGGTGCAGTTGGTGCCGCAGGTGCAGTTGGTGCCGCAGGTGCAGTTGCCCAAGGAACACCGTTAATATCAACTTCTGCGCTTTCAGCAGGTGTGGTCGGTGCCGCGGGCGCTGCAGGTGCAGCAGAAGTTGATATTAACGGTGTTCCACCTGAAATTTCCACATCGCCACGTTCACCAATGCGGCGAAGCAGATTTTCTGCTTCTTCATCGTTGACTTGCATCGTAATAGTCATAGTACGCATTTTGAAATCCTTCTTTGACGCGTTAATTTAGTGGTTGACTTGTGACGACAGTTAGTGGCATTTAGCAACATATGTCAACAACAAAAATTCGGGAAGAACCGTGCCAGTACAGTTAAGACCAGAATACCAGCTTCCTATACAGACTGGTATTTTCGAATCTTGGCAAAAGGTTCGGCAAGATGGTGAACAAGGTCCATGTAACGTATTAGCTGTAGCACCAACAGGTGCAGGTAAGACAGTAATCATGTCATCTGTGGTGAAGAACGTCAATGGTCCCACCATGTCGATTGCACATCGTCAAGAATTGGTTTCACAAATTAGTTTAGCGTTGGCAAAAAATGAAATTTATCATAGAATTTTAGCGTCAGATTCCGTGATAAAATTTTGCATTACACGTCATATTGAAGAAGTTGGGAAAAATTTTCATCACATCGATTCACCTGATGCTGTGTCAGGTGTGAAAACTCTTTTAAATCGCGCTGATGCACTGACACAGTTTTTGAACGGTGTGAAAGTTTGGAACACTGATGAAGGACACCATGTCACACCTGATAACAGTTGGGGGAAATCTACTCTGTTGATGCCGAACGCTTTTGGCGTGGCTTTCACTGCTTCACCGATTCGCGCTGATCGTAAACCACTTGGTCGTGTGAACGGTGGCGTGTTTGACTATATGGTTGTTGGACCTTCCATGCGTGAACTTATCAACATGGGTTACCTTTCAGATTACCGTTTGTTCGCACCAACAATTTCTATTGACCGATCACAAATACCTGTATCTGAATCAACTGGTGATTTAAATCAAACAGCACTTCGAAAAGCAGCACATAAATCACAGATAGTTGGTGACATAGTTGAAAATTATTTAAAGTTTGCAAATGGTAAACGCGGTATTGCTTTTGTTGTAGATATTGAACAAGCAAAAGACGTTGCTGAAAGATTTAACAGCGCTGGTATAAAAACCATGGCTGTTTCTTCAAAAACACCTGATAACATCAGACAAGATTCAATCAAACGTTTCACACGTGGTGAATTAAGCATTCTTGTAAACGTTGATCTATTTGGCGAAGGTTTTGATGTACCAGCTGTTGAAGTCGTCATGATGGGTAGACCAACAGAATCTTTCGGTCTCTATCTTCAGCAATTCGGACGCGCTCTTAGAATGTTCGAAGGTAAAGAATTCGGTATCATTATTGATCATGTCGGAAACTACAAAAGACATGGTTTACCAGATGCAAAACGCGTGTGGTCATTGGAACAAGATTTACGTGGCACACCGCGGGGTAGACGTGATCCTGATATTATGCCTTTGCGAAGATGTAGTTCGTGCTTTTCAGCTTATGAAGCGATCACGAATATCTGCCCGTACTGTGGTCATGTGGAAGAACCTGAAGCACGTAGTGGACCTGAATTTGTAGATGGTGATTTAATTGAAATTGACCCAAATGTTTTAGCAAGAATGCGCGGCGAAGTTGAAAATGTTCAGAAATGGAATTCAGAATTTTCAGATAAAGACGATGCTATTTCACGTGCAAAAAAAATCAATATTAGAAAGCGACAATCTGCACAATTAGAATTGCGTGATGCAATTAATTTATGGGCTGGAATTCAGACACAGTTATACGATCGAACAGAACCGAATGCATATCGTCTGTTCTATCACACTTATGGTATGGATGTACTCACGGCACAAGCGCAGAACACATCTGACATGATGAAGTTGACTGCAGAGATTAGGAAGGCTTTCTGATGGTCACAGAAGCTTCAGAACAAGCGAAGATCATTGTTCGTGCTTTCCAGATGGGGTACGCGTTATGGCGTAACAATTCAGGGGTTGCACGTGAAGAACATCGTCACGTAAGGTTTGGTCTTGGGAATGACTCAGCCAAGATCAACAAAAAATGGAAGTCATGTGATCTAGTCGGTGTTGGTCCTGATGGACGAATGCTGATGGTGGAAGTGAAAAAGCAGGGTTGGGTGTTCACCGGCACTGAAAGGGAAGTTGCACAAGCCAACGCTATCAATCAAGTCAATGCTTTAGGCGGGATAGCCTTCTTTTGTTCGTCAGTTGAAGAATTTGAAACAATTATCACAGGATGTTTATCAAAAAGGTCAGGAATATGAAAAATGCAACTAAGTTGCCGCCAGAACAACGAAAAGCTTTAATTTTATCTGCAGCTATCGAAGTTGCCAATAAAAAAAGCCTTGCTGAAGTCAGTTTTGGTTCTGTTTCGACGGAGTGCACGATGAAGACGACACCAAGAACGGTCGCACATTATTTCAAAATCGGTGAACTTCGAAAAGCGATTGTGGCTGATGTTCGATCGTCTCAGGAAGTACGGCAAGAAGCCGTTGCTATGGGTATCGGTTAACTTCAATGGATTGTTGTTGGGTGGTTTGGGGGCAAGAAGTCCCATTCAGTAATCAACCTTTAGAAAGAGTGAAACAATGGACCTAAAAGCAGAACTTATCAACAATCAAAATGATGATTTGACTGTTGTGAATGCAGCACGTGTTTCTTTCGATAAAGAAAGCGCATGGGATGAATCAGAACGTGATGAAGAAACTGGTCATGAAATTGAATACGTTGGGCCTAAACAGCTTCGTTTTGAAGATTCACGATTAATAAAATATCTTGCCAATCATGGACACTGGACACCGTTTAGTCATTGCCGTTTCACGTTTGAAGGAAGTACACCGGTTATTAATGCAGTCCCTGAAGATTCTAATGTCAGAACCGGATTGATCGTTTCAAAAGGTGGTAAAAAAGTTCGTCACTCATTTTTTGGATGGGTGCAGCTTTTAGAAGAATGTCACGTCAGCGTTCTTTATGCGAATGATATTCGAAATAAACTGATTCATTTAATGCCTACTTCAGCTGATGCATTTGGTCTTCGCTGTAGATCACCAAACCAAATCGTTGATATAATTTATCCGCAAGATGAAGTTGATCCGAATTTTATTGATTTCACATTGCGTGAAACTGTTCCAATTTTTGTCGCACGTCAGCGTTTCAAACACACTGTGGATGTGGATTACAATGAAGTTTCACGTAGGTATGTTTCAGATAAACCTGAATTTTATATTCCTGAAGTGTGGCGTGGAAAACCAACAGATGGTGCAAAGCAAGGTTCTTCTGAAATCGAAGTAGAATGGTTGTATGGTTACACAGACGGACCAACTCTTTCTATTCACGCTGCATACAAAAGTTTCATAGAACAAGCTGAACAGTTCTATGACGCTTTGATTGCAAATGAAGTCGCACCTGAACAAGCACGTATGGTGCTGCCACAGTCTATGATGACAAGCTACTACGTCACATCGAATTTGGATGCTTGGCGTCGGTGTTACGGACTTCGCATTGACGCTCACTCACAGAAAGAAATTCGTGATCTTGCGGTTCTTTGGGGTGAACTTATCGATGGGGTGATGGTATGACTATCCATCGAAAATTTCGCGTAGGTGATACTGTTTTTTATGGCAGTAATGAAGTTGGTCAAGAAATCGGAAAAGTTGTAGGTTATGATGGTTCATGGAACATTGTACGTTTTGATGAAAATGAACTTAACGATACTCTTTTGTCTGATGCAGAATTAGAACGTCATGTTCCGTATTCTGTTGATGTAAAAGACAACACGACAACACATAAAGAAGCGGTGAACCATCCTAATCATTACAATTCACATCCGAGTGGAATTGAATGCATTGAAGTAGTTCGTCACATGAACTTCAATCTTGGAAATGCGATTAAATATCTTTGGCGTACTGATCACAAAGACGCACCAATAGAGGATTTAGAAAAAGCTGTTTGGTATATTCAAGACGAAATTGCACGACTGAAAAAGCTTGCAAAGTGAATCTGAATTTACCGTACATAACGTGGCGCGAAATGCCGCCACTAAGACCGGGTGCGAAACCAAGAAAAGTTCCTTGGAATTCTTCTGTTTCACCCGGTGTTTCACCTGAATTTAATCCACATGATCCTTCATGGTGGATGACTTCTGATGAATGCGATCAGGCAATAGCAAACCACCCTGATTTACAGTTACGAAAAGGTGTTGTCCTATCTGATAACGATCCATATTTTCTTCTTGATCTTGATGATTGTCATGATGGTAATGATTGGTCTGATGGTGCTAAAAACATTCTTCAGTTGTTTCCGACTGCGGCTGTAGAAGTATCCATTAATGGTCGCGGTCTTCATATCATAGGGCAGTGTAATAGCGCTGCACTTGGTGAACGAAGAAACAAATTTAATCTTTATGGTGTAGAATGTGAGTTCTATCACACAGGACGTTTTATCGCCCTTGGTCATGGATTTTCAGGGACGTTCGATCTTGATTGGACAGCAAATCTTCAGGCACTTCTTCCAACCCGTGAGATTGTCACAAAGCTTGAATTGGTTGATCAAGCTGATGATGAATGGTCGGGGCCATCAGACGATGATGAACTAATAAAACTTATGACTGCTTCCCGTGGTTCAGCAGCACAAATGTTTGGTGATAAAGCCACTGTGGAAGACTTGTGGTCAGCAAATGTAGAAGTTCTTGCAAGACATTTTCCATCTGTTTCAGGTGATCAATTTGATCGATCATCAGCTGATGCAGCGTTGATGTCTCACCTTGCTTTTTGGACCGGTAAGAACACCGCGCGTATGGATCGATTGTTTAGGCGATCGGGTTTGATGCGTCCCAAATATGACAAACATGGTAACTATGATTATGCCGGTCATACGATATCAGGTGCTGTTGCAAATACTCGAAATGTTTACAAGCAATCACCAAAATCCGCACCACAACAAAAGGTTGAATTACCTACCATCACTGACGTTCAGGAAGAAACACCAAAAGTAGATTTGGTTGCTGATGGTTATGGTGAAATCATGTCGATTGAAGAACAGAACCAGTTCTTCAAAGGATGTGTTTATGTTGCCCGTGAACATGTGATTTTGACACCGCAAGGTTTGCTTTTAAAACCCGCTCAATTCAAAACCGTTTATGGTGGACATTGTTTCATTATGTCTTCAGACGGTTCCCGTCCTAGCTATAATGCATTTGAAGCATTCACTGAAAATCGTGTAACGCGATTCCCTAAAGTTTATCGTACCAGATTTAAGCCACAGTTGCCTTTTGGACAAAGCGTAGGTGGTGATGGTGTTAACTGCTACATGCCGCCACAGATTGACACGTATGAAGGTGATGTTTCACGAATTTTAGACCTTCTTCAGAAAATTTTACCTGTTGAACGCGATCGGCAAATTCTTCTTTCTTGGATGGCTGCACTTGTTCAATATCCCGGTGTGAAATTTCTTTGGTCACCAGTTCTTCAAGGTACGAAAGGTAATGGTAAATCAATTTGGGGTGCGATCTTAACTTATTGCGTCGGTGAAAAATATTCATGGGAACCAAAACCTAAAAAACTTGACGCGCAATTTAATGCATTTCTTGGGAAACGTCTTTTTGTCCATGTGGATGAAATGTCTATGTTCGGAAAATACGAAATGCTTGATACCATTAAAGATTACATCAGCGGAATGACACAGGAACTTGAAAGAAAAGGTGTTGATGCTGAAATGGACCCTGATTATTGCGCGAATTGGTTCTTTTCGTGCAATCCAAAAGACGCTGTAATTAAAGAACGTGATGACAGACGTTTATCTGTATTTTTCACAGCGCAACAAAGCCGTGAAGACATGGCTGCAGCAGGCATGTTAACTGACGATTATTTTCCGAGATTATGGAAGTGGTTGCGTAGCGAAGGCGGTTTTGCCATGATGCGACACTTCTTGCTTCATTATGAGATTCAGCCCGAATTCAACCCTGCAAAAGGATGTTTCCTTGCACCTGACACCTCGTCTACAGATGAAGCCGTATCCGCTTCCTATGGCGTTGCTGAACAACACGTGATTGAAGCTGTGGAAGGTGAATTAATGGGCTTTAAAGGTGGATGGTTATCGACTGCCAAGGTCAATGAACTTTTGAACAGTGTAGGTATCAAACGTTCACCAAGAAAAATCGCGATCATGCTTGAAGGAATTGGTTACGAATTTAAACTTCGTTCCACACGTCCTTTGATGCATGAAGGAAATGCTAAACCAAGGTTGTATGGTCTACCTTCAGTCAACGGTGGTTTAGATGAATATGAATACGCACAAGGTTACAAATAAGGAAACTAAAACATGACTGATCAATTCCATGCACCAATTGCTGAACAAATTTGGCGTGACAAATATCAGCTGAAAGAAATGGACGGTACACCAATTGATGTAACCGTTGAAGATTCATGGGTGCGAATTGCAAATGCTCTTGCTGAAGGTGAAGCGTCTCAGGTCAGAAAACATTACGCATCTAAATTTTTTGAAGCACTTTCTGATTTCAAATATCTTCCCGCGGGTCGCATTACAGCCGGTGCCGGGACAGGACGAAATGTAACTTTGTTCAACTGCTTTGTCATGGGAACAATTCCTGATTCTATGGATGGAATTTTCAGCATGTTGAAAGAAGCTGCACTGACCATGCAACAAGGTGGTGGAATTGGTTATGACTTCAGCACCATTCGCCCGAAAGGTGCGCCTGTGGTTGGTGTAGCAGCTGATGCAAGCGGTCCACTAACCTTCATGGACGTGTGGGACGCCATGTGTCGTACAGTCATGTCTGCAGGCGCACGCCGCGGCGCTATGATGGCTACAATGCGATGTGATCACCCTGACATTATGAATTTTATCACCGCGAAAAAAGACGCTCTGAAGCTTCGCATGTTTAATCTTTCAGTTCTTGTGACTGATGATTTTATGAAGGCGGTAAAAAATGATGATGAATGGGTATTTATGTGGAATGGTGAACGTTACGGTGATCCAGTTTCCGCCCGTGAATTGTGGGATATGATTCTTCAGTCCACATATGATCAAGCTGAACCCGGTGTGATCTTTATCGATCGAATTAATCAGAAAAACAATCTTCGATATTGTGAAACTATTTCTGCAACAAATCCATGTGGTGAACAACCATTACCACCTTATGGCGCGTGCCTTCTTGGGTCTATCAATCTTGCAAAGCTTGTGAAAAATAAATTTACTGAATTTGCAAGGATAAATTGGAATGAACTTGCTGTATTGGTTCATTCAGCAGTTCGTATGATGGATAATGTTGTAGATGTTTCAAAATTCCCTCTTACGGATCAGCTGGACGAAGCGCAAGCAAAACGCCGTATTGGTTTAGGTGTTACTGGTCTTGCTGATGCTTTGATCATGATGAAACTTACTTATGGTTCTGATGAAGCTGTAAAAGTAACTGAAGATATTATGCGTTTCATTGATCATGAAGCTTATCGTGCATCTATCGAATTAGCGAAAGAAAAAGGTGCTTTTCCATTATTTAATGCTGATGAATTTCTTGCTGAAGGAACCCATGCTTCAACGTTAGATGACGCGCTTAAAAATTTAATTCGTGAACATGGTATACGAAATGCTTTGCTCACATCTATTGCACCAACAGGAACTATTTCACTTTACGCAGGAAATGTTTCTTCAGGTATCGAACCTGTTTTTGCATTTTCTTACACACGAAAAGTTCTTGAAAAAGACGGATCACATCGCGAAGAAACCGTTGAAGATTACGCGGTAACGAAATATATTGAAATGTGGTGTAACGGTTTAGTTGGTGATGACTCTGAACGTGAAGATGACGTTCATTCAGGCGATTGGTCTGAAGATTTTCTTCCTGATTATTTCGTATCTGCCCAAACACTGACACCTGAAGCGCATGTGCGAATGCAAGCCGCGGCGCAAAAGTGGGTGGATTCTTCGATCAGTAAAACGATTAATGTTCCTGAAGAAATCAGTTATGAAGATTTCAAAGAAGTTTATATGCTGGCATGGGAACTTGGATGCAAAGGGTGCACTACATATCGTCCAAACGATATTACAGGGTCGGTTTTATCGGTGGAAAAGGCTGATACTGAAGAAGCACCGCTGATCGATCCTACTAAGCCTGTGGCACGTCCTGAAGCGATTGATGGTGCAACATACAAAATCAAGTTTAATGACGATGTGCACGCGTTATACGTGACGATCAATCACGTGACAGAACCAGACGGAACCAAGCGACCGTTTGAAATCTTCCTGAACACTAAAAATGTGAACCATCACGTGTGGGCTGTGGCGCTTACTCGCATGATGTCAGCTGTTTTCCGTATGTCGCACGATTCGCGATTTGTGGTGGAAGAATTGAAAGCGGTATTCGATCCGAAAGGTGGTGCATGGATGAAAGGTACTTACGTTCCTTCTGTTCTTGCCGCGATCGGAAACACAATTGAAGAACACATGATTTCGATCGGTTACATCACCGTTGATGACAAGGTTGAAGTGAAACCTGAAACCATGGTAACTGATATGAGTAAACCACCTGAAGACGATCCATGCCCTAACTGTGGTTCGTATGAATTCAAAAGCGAAGCAGGATGTGAAGTCTGCTTATCATGCGGTTATTCCAAATGCGGATAATCTGAAATTTCAGAAGGTAAAACGCCCGGTAAATTTACCGGGCGTTTTTAATTGAAAAGATCATTTGGTTTTCGCCAAACTGCTTCAGCACTTTTTGATCCGTTTCGCCGGCCGCGTGATGAAACGACTTCACAAAGTGGTTCAAAATCCATCCAAGTTGCACCTACATTTTCACATACGTCTGCTGAACCCGGTAAATTCTGACACCATTTACTTAATTCAACAAAATCTAAATTACTATGTGGATAACGTGAACCCGGAACATTGTTATATGGTGGGTCTACATGATAATGCGCTTCAATTAATGGTATTTTATCCCAAGTACATTGATCAATTGACCAATTTTTAATATTTGGTTTTTGTGAAATAATTCGTTGTTTTACTGGTAATCCCCATACTCTACAATCTTTTGAATTACGCCAAGTAAAATACCAAGGAGATAATTTATTTGTTGGTTCAGCGCGCCCTTTTGCGACCCAAAATCTTACTAATAATTGAGGTCCACGGGAAAGCTAAAAAACTTGATCCATATTTTCAAATTTATCAGGAATAGACATAATATCAGATTCAGAAGAATGAATAAGAAAATCCCAAAGATCACAAATATCAAATGATACATCATATAATTTTGCTTGGTGAACATTCCAACGCGTTGAATAGCAAGCAGAGCCTGCAAATGGTTCAACAACCACAGGGTAACGTGGTGGACCTAAATATGAAGATGCTGTATATTTCGCACCATAATAACTAAAAAATGGCTTCATAATAATTTTTCAACATCCGGTGGTAGTGATACACCAGATGGTAAAGCTGCAGGTGGTGCAACAGGTATTTGCGGTGATGTTACGCCAGTTGGAAGCATTGTTTCAGGTGCCACATCAGAAGCAGCTTTTTCTTGAATTGGGTAATTCAACCGTGACCATGCTTTAATAGTTTCGTTCGGTCGCATACCAAACCAACGACCACCACGCTTTTGATAGTCTTCCCAAATAAAATACGTGACTTTAAACGTCTTAACGCCTTCAAGCGCCACAAGAATTTGTTCGCTGTTGTCACGCGGCATATCTTCAAGGTCTTCATTCCAAGTAATCACGGTAAAAACAAGTCCTTCGATTTAATGTTAGGATGAGTCACGACCATGAACGCTAATGGTTCTTCACCTTCTAGTAAACCTGTCCATGTTCGATCGTAAGGATTCCAAATGCAACGCCGCACTTTTTTAGAGTGTTTGACAGCAATCATGATAAATTGTCTGTCATTCCGCGGTGCGGCCCACATATTGAAATTCCAACTGAACATTATACGCCTGTTATCAATTCTTCAAATTTTTCACGGCAATTAAGTTTTGTGGCAAGTTCTTTCATGCGCTGAAGTTGTTCCGGCCACCCATCGCGATCAGCAAGACGTGGATTGAAAGTTTTCATGTAAAGATACGCTTCAAGTTTATCACAAAGGTGAAGACGTTCTTCAGAGAAATAACACGTCAAATGCTGACCAATTGTTTCTTTACGTGAACGTTTTTCAAATTCATCTAACATACCGGTTAGTTCGGGATTTTTCAGCTTCTTTGGATTAGCCAAATCACCAGCGTCAATTTCACCCACATCATGTGTATGTGCCGCAATAATTTCATCACGTGTTGCCTCTGGAAACAGGATTAGAAGAAGCGTGACAACACCCCATTGGTGTGCACCGTTCGTTTGATAAAACTGTGACATTTCAGGGTTTTGATGCCAGCGACGAACCAGACCTGAACGCCAGAATTTAAGGGGTTTCATTAATCCATATCCTGTCTTGCGAAAGATTCTTTTTGATCTTTTATTTCTTGTTCAGTCATCACGTGATTTCGCGCCAATTCAAACATTTCCATACACGTCAGTTCACGTCCTGCTACAGTTGTTGCTTCATCCAACTTTTCACGCCATGTGACTACGCCTTGACCATGCTGTAAAGTCACTGGTGGAGGCGCTACAGGTTCTTGAATGAACGTTTTGTACTGTGCGTTCGAAGCTGCGAACGCAGCCTTTGTGATTAAAATCTGCGCCCGTATCGTTTCTGCAAAGTCACCTTTTGGTGCAGCTGAAAGAAGCACTTCTTCAAGTTTATAAATTCTCATTTGCAAATCCACAAAAAGAGCGTTTGCGTTTGAATCTAGAAGGTCACTGATAATCATTCTTTCCACCCGTAAAAATCTATATTCCCATCTTCAGTTGTGTCAGGAAGATTAGCAAAGTGACGATCGGGAACATCAATCATGACAGGTTGCCCGTAACCCAATGACCATCCATGCGATGACCAACAAACGTGACGCCATTTACCACGGTGAAGTGCTAAGCATTCAAAACCAGTTTCACGCAATTCAGGTGGTAAATCCCATTGTTTTACTTCTTCTGAACTTAGATCGTCTTCATAAACTAGTTCAAGATTTGCTGGTTCACTGAAATTTAAGCAAAATCCTTCATAATTGATTTCAAAACCCGGTGAGAGAAACCAATTGTGACCATCATTGGTTTTCAGAACACAAACTTTTTCATTTGTTGCTTTATCACGAAGATATAAACGATTTTCTGCCATTTCACAAAGCCTGTAAAATAGTGGGTAGAAGAACAAGTACGGTCAGTGTGACAAGTGAAATCCATGCACGGCGAATTTCTGCAAGAATTAAACGTACTTTTTCACGAAAAACTTCACGTTCGATTTCTTCTTGAATTTTCAGTTGTGGGAAGGTGTTCATTATTCATGCTTTCTTTCGATGCTGTTACATAGACTTTAACGCAACGGGCTTTCCCGTTTCGTCTTACTTGTCGCCAACGATTATGACCATTTTCTGATCACGTCCATTCATTTCATATGACTGATAACCCATCTTCATTCCCTTTATATTTTCACGGGTGGATATCCCACCATCCACCCGTGAAGGTCCGGTGCCGAAACACCTGTAGCGTTAGAATGAAAAACCTACGCGCAATTCACCGCGGGAACCAAGATCACCGTTTGCCAGTTTTCCGCCAAAGAACATGCCTGACGAACCAACAAGTACATCAACGCCTAGCGTCACTTCTTCATCAGTGTTAAAGCCACCATAGGCAAACACACGTCCGGTGCTGATACCTGTTTGAAGTTCTGCACCACCGACTGAACCAAGTTCGATACCACCGGCAAAACCGTTTTCAAACACGTGACGATATCCAGCGAAGATGTTGGCTATGATGCTTTCGTCTTCATCCAATGTGACAACATCAGTGAAAACTTCACCAAGATATTCAGGACTGCGATTCCAGTTGCCTTGATCGTTATTTGCTGACGTAAATATAAGGTCTTCATGCGTTCCAAGCCAAATGCCGTTTGTGCCATAACGAGCGATTTCATTTGTTGCTGTTGACCAAGGATTTTGCACGATCGGAAGTGCAGTCAGTTCAGGTGAATTGTTCCAATCTTCAACGGAAACATAGCATTTGTGTTCAGAATGATTGTTACCATGCCACGGGCATTTTTTTTCGTGACCATCAGGCACTTCTGTAACCGTGCGATTCACGTCACGCTTCGTGGTGATACCAACGCCACCATAAAGACCACCCCATGACAGTTGAGGTTTAGCAGGTTCAATCAGCGGTGGACGGTCCCAAGGGCTTTCCAGATTACCAGCAAAAGCCACTGTGGAAGACAGGCTGATAACAGCAGCAGTGATCATAAGACGTTTCATTTCAGTTTCCTTCACTTTTTACAGGTGATATTTGAACGCCATGATTATTACGTAACGCCCAAAAAATGTGTGATCCCAACCAACGGCGATCACTATCACTACCATGATCAAACTGACGTTCATCTGTGATTTCATCAGTTTCAAGATTCTTGGTAATAATTTCTGCAGGAAATGATTTTTTCATTGTTTTTCCTTAGTCATGAGTAAGTTTAAGCATTTCGATTTCTTTGACTGCAGATTTTAAGCGTTGAAGCATTCTTTCTTTTACAACATCAACAACTTCATCATTTTTCAAACAATTCATCATATCCCGTTGAACATCTGCAGTAAGGGCTTGAACAGAATGCATTATGTAAAAATTCCAATCATTAGTTTTACGTGCCATTTTTCAATACCTTAAGTTACGTTGACAAGTGCTGCTGCAACGATCGTGATGACCAAGAACGGTGTAGCAAATGATGTTGCATGAAGTTTGTACATGACCGCGACAAGAAGTGCTGCAGCAGCTACCATCGAAACGGCAGGATGCGTTTGCACCATTGTCTGAAGCATGTCTGTGTACTGAGTTGTGATTTCAGCGGCTTCTACTTTGATCGTTTTCATTTCTTCAGTATCCTTACAATTTTTCAGTTTAAGGGTGATCGAATCACCGTGTAATCTTTATAGCAAATGTTGCTAAGTGTTGTCAACTGTTGTTTCAGGAATTTTTCTAAGTACATGATTTTCATACTTAATATCATATTTATCAAGTAGTTCAGCCATTGACGAATAAATTACGATCCATGGTTGACCACGAAGGTAAACACCAATTGCTTCAGCACGTTCTTTTTCAGTTTGTTTCGACACGCGAAATCTTTCCAAAATTCTGATAAAGTAAACGATCAGACCAAACTGCATCAATATTGCAATGTATACCACGTCCATAGCAATCATAATAAATTTGATCAGCAGGAATTTTTCGGTAAAACCATGATATGAAACGATTCATTCTTTATCCCTCAAATCATAAAAAAGTTTGGTTAGGCACATGCGGATAAAGCAACCCATCAAACTTTCCCTCTATGCAATCTTGTCTAGCGTCTCTGTTGCGCGCTGCCAGCCTATGGCCTCTCTGCAAAACCTTCCGTGAAATAAATCCATGTGATTTTGGTGAACCCGGCAGGATTTGAACCTGCGATCAGCCCGTTATGAGCGGGCAAATTCTGCGTTTCCGCTGTACCGAAAATCAGGCCCTCGATCCTGTCGATACTCTCTAAGCCAAAGCACCTCACCAGTTTGAAAGCCTCGGTCGTCTTTCCTGACTTCAAAGGGTTTTCGTCCATCACAGATGGCGTCAAAGTAGGGCCAATGGACCTTGAGTTCATGGTCGTATTCTCGGGCGGCTTCCATGATCGTTTCCTTTGATTCAAATTTCGCCATCGGCGAACGTTAGCGTTTCGGCATAGATTCGAAGGGCCTCGCTCGATACGCGTTTTGGCACTACCGGGCGTTCAATCCTATTGTCTCGTGACTGTGTTCTGGACCACCTTTTTCCATCCCATGCGGCAGCCTGAAATTTGTGACGCCGCGACTTGCGGCTTTCGCTCGCCCACCCGTCAAGAACCGCGCCATGATTTAGATATATGAAAGTCCACCGCGTTTGCTGCAAGTCGTCATGCCGCTCTAAAACATCAACCCTTTTCTGCATTTTCGTTCCTTTGATTCAGCGATCGGGCGCAAAGCGAACTAATCCGCACACGCCTAACTCCGTGGTTTCTTTATACGTGCCTTTTCGCCACGCCATGCACTCTGATGCCAAACATTTTTGACTATCAGAACTGGAAGCAGAAAACGGGCACCAAAGCTTCTTTGCCTCATCTTCTGTCAAATAGCTTGCCATCTTGGTTTCCTTTTATTCAGGTTTCTACAAACCATTTCTGGTGGTGGGCTTCGCAGGTGTCTTTGACGCCCTCTATCCCAGTGCTGTGACCAAGGAGAGCACCGTTGGCGTATGCCCAAAAACTACCATTCTCGGTCTTCTCAATTTGCAACTGAACTGGAAAAATGTCGTTACCGCTGTCCGCAACCAAGTAGTAATCGGGTGATCCGTCTCGCCACCTGACGCGCGCATGCCTTGATGTACTGGTGACGCCGGTGATGTCTTTGTGTTCAAGTGGGTCTGACATGTCTTCGTTCCTTCAATTAACGATTTATCGTGATATGGTTATATAATTGTTGTTAAATGTTGTCAACCCCTGAAAAAGACCTAATGTGGACCCAATCGGACCCAATGCATCGGATCAGGTCTTTTCATCTAAGTCATTGTTTTTTATCATTTTTTATCTTTATAAGACCTAAAGACCTAATAAATAGTGTAAATCAGTATAGAATAAATGGTGTATATAACATTGTCTATATAAACTGTTTGTAGGGCGGTAGGAAAACACGTCGTTTTTCTGGCATTAGGGCTTTTGTGAATGAAATCAATGTGTTAGTAAGACCTAATTAGGAATTATTGTTTAAAATCAATAGTTTAGATTTGGTCTTGACAAATTAGTGGTTCTATATAAGTATGTTTGTACATAAAAGGATTTACAATGACTGAACTTACTGAAGAACAAAAACAACGACTTGCCGCGATTGGTCACAACGTCACTGATTCACCTGTGTATGAACGCGGTTGGTCTACTGAACAGATTAAAGAAGCGTTTGCTGCACAAGGTTTTACGTTGGCTTCATTTGCGAAAGCAGTAGATGTTAAGCCGGGGGATGTTTATCAATCTCTGCAAAAACGTTCACCTAAGATTGATAAAATCATTGCAGCTTTTCTTGGTGTTCATGAAAGCACTATATGGCCGAACCGTTATTTTAAAAATGGTGTGGCTATCCATAAAACATATGCGATTGAAACGCGCACTGATGAAGAACTTGAAAAATTGAACGAACAATTCTTGAACCCTCCTAAACGTACCATTGTTGAATCGTGGGTTGGTGGTTCTGATGGTGGACCGATCGTCAGAGAAAATAAACTACGTGAAACTGCAATTCCTTCAATGGATGAAACTTTTGAAAAAGATGAAGCAGGACGTTTCGTTATTCCGCTTGGTGATGGCATTGATTATCCAGATGTATCACCAATGGCGGATGAAAAGAATGAAGTGACATTACCTGAAGGGATGAAGCTATGACTGATGAAGCTATGACTGATGAAGCTATGACTGATG